TTAATAGCCAATTGAAAAAAAATGAACCTCTTGCGGCAGGTTTTCATTATTAGTTTTTAAATTTTCATAAATTTTTTCTATTTTGCCCATAGATACCTTCTAAGTGATTTTCTTAATTTGCTATTTGTTGATTTTGTTTGGAGGGTTAATTTTCTCTTTTACTAATAGCTCTAGCATAAGCACTATTAATCTCATCCGCAGAATAACGGCGATTCAAGATATCTTGCTGGATACTTGTTGGTAGGCTCAATACATCCGCCCTTTTCCCATCAATCATGTTCTGATTTGCTTTACGGATAGGGGCAAGGCTCACACTTCTAAAAAATGCTTTCATTATTGATACTCAAAGAACATCAATTGATTAGATGGATTTGCGACATCAAAATATTGATCTACACGCTCGTCTTTAAACTCATATTTACTCCAAACAAGCCCCGCATAGAAGTCTATGAATTGAAGTTCTTTCGTTACTCGGCTATCGAATGGTTTAACATTCAAAGTTTCATTTAGAACATCATCTAATTGCGAACGCTCTGCAATCATCTGTTTTAAATATATTTCTAAATTCCAGCCTACATTGACTTTTTCACATCGAGAATCAGGAATGAAGTCTATATGCTTATGATTGCATAAATGGTTTAAGAGCATATTTTTAACCATATAGTTATATAGGGCATTAGGGTCATTTCTTAATTTTGTTTTTACCCGTTTTTTGTTTACGGTTATGGATAGCAATTTTATATCTGGGTGGTTTGAATGCAATTTGATAATTTGTTGAACAAATTGTTCTTTTTCTTTTGAGCTAAGATCATATGATTTTAATTCATTATTGAGAGGGCGTTTTCTAGCTTTATAAAATCCAGTCACAATTCGATTAAGATGCTTTGTCTTATCTCTTGGGCAAATCACACATGCTATTGTGAGAGTTCTACTTGACCCACCTTTCCCGTATGGGGCTGTAAAAGTCCAACCTAAATCACCGCTTTCATCTAAATAGATGGCAATCATATAATCCCCAGAAAGACAAAAAGCCCACGAATGGGCTTTAAGATACGGCGTGTAACCTAGTATTGGCGAACTTACAGAACGCTTACGATCATAACGGCATTTATCGCAATTGCTCTAGGCTGATTATTTATAACATCTCCGTTACTACAAGCATATTATTAATCATATGGGGCTTATTTGCAATTGGATGATACAAAAATATGCACTGATATAGACTAATACGGACTTATACGGACTAATCAAAGCAACTGCAACACATCTGCCCTAATCTCTGTTACTTACCAATCTGGTGCTTAAGTACAATATTAATATCCAAATACAATTTTTCTCGTGAGAATTTCTCTAATCCGGAGCTAACCAAGCATTCAATGGACCCACATACTTGTTGATTCCATATGCAAATGATTCTTGTTGATAAGGTGCTCCTTGATAGAGAATATAATCATTTGTTACTTCCAACTCTTTATAAACTTTATTATCTGTAGCACAACTATACAATAGAGCTATACCAATTTCTTTACCAAGCTTTGATGCTCTTACTGTTATATATCCACCAGATTTAACAGGTTGCCCAAAAGAATGACATTGCCATCCATTATCTCTAAGTCTTTTAACTATTTCATCATTCATTTTAGTTGATAAAGTTGCAGAGCGACCTAACCAACCATCATCTGAAGCTGTTGGGTTGAAAGGTAAGCACCCATCGATTTGTAATTGCTGCAAAAGAGTATTTTTGATGACTTGTAAATTTAAGCAAGCAAAAACATCGTTACGAAAAGATTCTGATCTTATATCTGGAGTTGGTGGGAAAATTGATAACTTAGACTCTTTCATGGCAAAACATTCAATAAATGCCAATGCTTGAATTAGACCCATGGCGCGAAAAAAATTAGACTGATTTTGCCAAATTTCAGATTTAGCATGAGCAAAAAAATGTCGATTAAATCCTGAAGTATTTTGGTAGTTTTCGGTATTCTCATAAAAACTATTTTTAAGCCAATTACCTATTAGTTCAATAATTCTAATACGCACATTCATTACTTTCAGCACATCATCTTGAACATACTCTTCGGGAATCCAATCTGCACCTAATATATGATCATGTTTTATATTGTGTTTAGCACGTTTTATGCATCGATCAACTTTAGTTTTTAAATCAAGATTCTCAAAGGAATCCTCAATGATAGTATTTAAAATATCTTCGATCATCGGAATTAAGGATGCTATAGAAGCTACTCTCATTCCGCTATAAAAAGCTAAAATTGATTCTTTAATTAATGGTACATGCTTTGATATAGCTATTGAGTCTGAAAAAGTTTGTACAGTGATGGGAATAATGTTGGAGAAATTATATACAGTCGGGAAAAACTCTTGAAAACGTTTTTGTAACTCCTCTTTAGGCAAAAACTCGTGGTAACCAATTTTCAAATTAGCTACTTTAAAGCCTTCACCTATTTGTTCTCGATTCATAAAGACTGGTGGGAACCAGTCTACTTTAGCCCAGAATTCTTCTTGTTTTTGGAATGGTATAATATTGTTCTGATAAATTTGAATTTCTGATAGTTTCTGTCGAGGTAATAAAGCCGTTACATTGTTTACAATTGAAATCTTAATTGCTGGAATGCTTTGGTTAAAACCAAAAGTACATTCTTCAATCTCAATAATCTCTATCCCCCTTTTTATACAACATATACGCATCTCATCAAGGGTAACCGTTGACATTCTATTTTGATTGTTAAATTTACACCAAATTCCCTTAACTTTTCTTAATTGCTGTTCTGACATAACTAACCTTGATATAAAAGTTGAGTTTATTAATTTAAGCTAAACCTACTAATTGAATTTAAGAATAGCACTTCAACTTTACCCCCTTAACTTTCATTTGTAAGAAATTAGCCTGCCCCTTCCCTTAATATAAACCTTACGGCCTTTGGCAACACTCTTTAAACGATTGTTGATACAGATTTATGCTATTAGCCTCTTTACGCTCACCTGTGGTCTTGTCTTTCCAAAACTCAGTAGTTGCAACGCTGAATGTCGTAACGCTGCCACCGTTGGAAAATTGTTTAGTTTCAGGGTTAAGACCTAACACACCCATGACAGTAACTTTCTTTACGTTTGGCATTGTTCAATCTCTTAATATGCTTGTACTTGTATATGTGTAATTTTAGGTGGACATGGTGGACATTCACTTCTATATACATGATTTTAAATAATTAAATCTGTCCACCCATAGGAAAAACAACATATAAAAAAAGTGGACATTAAAATCATAGTAGGTGGACAAGATATATTTACCTTGAATCATGTCCACCTTATGTCCACCTATTAAAATATGTATATTTATATAAAGTGGACATAATAATATCTATATATAGCAATACATTAACTATAAATATTTTCTTTATGTCCACTATGTCCACATCGTCCACCCTATAAAATCTATTTTCAGATTTCACTATCTGAGTTCTGCATGGCCTCAGTGCTAAAGTGCATCATTCTCGGCCGTGTGCCGTCAGGTAGATTGACGCTAGACTTTTTCACATATAGTTTCTTGCCTCCCTCGATAAACTCTTTAATCCAGCCATGTTTGATTAAGACTTTTTTAACATTCGCCTCGTTCATGCCTATGCACATTTCCTTTTTAAACATGGTCGGCGATACAAGATAGACTTTATCATCAGGATCGTAATACCCAACGCGGTTATGAGTGCGCGGACGGATTACTTCGCCGTCTGCCTGTCTGATTACAGTTAAGTCTTCAAAACGGCTCGTTCCGTTGGATTCAAAAAAGGCTTTGATATGTTCAAGAATCTTTGTTTCTTCCATATTCTCGCCACCGCCTAGACTATTTAGCCAAGTATTAAAACATTGCGCTACGGCTTCAAATGCGCGTCCTTGCTGCCAGCTTGTAATGCCTGCCAGTGTTGCCAGCTCTCCAGCCACCGCCACCAATGCAAAACGGCGTAAAACGCGGTTAGCTTGTCCGTTCTTTGCTTGGGTGTGCTGCTCAATAAAGCTGTCTAGTAATTTCTGGGCCTGCTGCATTACTACATCTTTATCACTGGTCAGATACTCAAGCCATTTGATGCCAGCATGTCCGTAATGCTTCGCAGCAAGCTCATTAATGCGGTTGCCCAAATCGCTTGAATTGCTGCCATAGTTGACACATTCAAATACGCCGTATCCTTTGCCTGCATCACTAGGGATATGGGCGAACCTAAGCAATAAACCTGCATCTAGCTCGATACCGCCACGCCGTAAATGTTCCTCGAGGGTGACTTCGCCAGTGGACGTATACATCAAGTTGAATTGCTTAGAATCCCTATTTTTGCCTGTCTTGCTGCTTCGTGATTTACCTTGCCCACCAGTAAGCATATAAACAATATCCGACACGGCCTTAGGGGGCGCCTGTCGCAATTCATCAAGATTTAGAAAGCTATCGTTTCTTAATTCGGCTTCGTTCTCCAGGGCATTGTCTGTGGTGCGCCATTGTTTCGATACTTCTCTAGGATTGCCCCACACGCTACACGCTGCTTTTGTAATGGTACTTTTTCCATCGGTAGATGAGCCATAGATATGAAAGCCACCACTCTCTAAGTTTAATGGCGCAACCAATTGTCCCGAAAATGCACAAGAAAACGCCAGTACACCCAGTGCATGAGGCTCTATCAAGCGGCTTAGTTCTTGCCATCCTGCAAGGCTGCCATGCACGGCGTAGGGGTTTTTCATTTCACTATTAAATAAAAGTTCTTCTCCGCTAGAATCGCCATATGTTTTGCTTGGCGTAACGTATGAATGACCATGCCATCCGGTACGGTCAACACATCGAAAACGCTTTTCTATTGGATAGTCCTGAATGTAGTTAATAAATACATTCTTCTTATTTGGTTGTCGTGGTGGCATTAATCCATGATTGGCAATGATCTTTAATGCTTCTTGTGCTTCACCCATGAAATGCTCATAGGGAATGAGTAACGTATGCTGAACATTGTCTTTATCATTAAACTGAATTACACGCTTCCAGTTATTATTATTCAAGCTTCTGGCTTCACCTAATATAATTGCTGAATCAGATATTCTGGTTCTAGTACGTTTAATACCGCCTTCTCCATCATCATGTTCCTTCACTAGATATAAGCCATCCATAAGGATATTTAAATATTCGCCTTCCTTGATCTTAAATGGTTTAGCTAAGTGTCCTTTTGCCAGGCTCTTGGCTTGATCTATCGCCACCTTAATCATGCTGTCTAGCTCATCTTGAAGCATAGCAATGTTTGGAGGTTCAGGAATAAATGCCATTTTGACATCCATACCACTGTAACGCCGTTGTATGGCATCTTGCTGATGGACTGGGGCTATCACACATAGATCAGCATGTGCTTGCATCAATATCTTGAGGGTATAAGCATTAATCTTATCTGATTGATACGGTGCATAGATTGGATACGCTGTTTTAAATGCAAGATGAATGTCATCCGTCACAATCAAAGGTAATTCATACAACTTTGACCGGTTGAAATACAAACCGCCATGGCCGAAAACAATATCCTTAAAACCTTTAATAGTTGGGTTAGTGAATACTGCACCTGTAGGCTGTAAATGCTCGTTGTATAGATCAAATACGGCTAAACCATATAGGGCATTATCATCAGCTTCTCCATATTGGGTGGCTTTCTCAATCACTGAACGGCGGATTTCTACAGGACAACCACCCACCATTTCAGCCATTGCACCGTGTAGTGGATTATTGTTAAATAATGGGACTGTATGTTCTTCAAGTGCTTCAATTATTGAATGACTTGCACCATTGCCCACTTCCTCCAGTGGGCTTTGTTGTGTTTGCGGGGTAATATTTGAAATGCTGCCCTCAAACATATCAGGCTTGGTATCCCAAGTGGGTTTAATGTTCATTGTCCCCCTCCTTACCCATGCCATTCTTTTTTATATTTCTCTGCCTGCTCTGCATGATAGCTGTGACGTTTTTCAGCAATATACTGGTACATATCAATAACATTTTCCAAAGCATAAAAGCCCAAAACATCCTTACCACCAAGTTCGGCTTTTATTTCTTTTAAACGATTTTTAATATCTGAAATTGCTACTTCCATCCAGTTCATATCAAATTCAGCTAATGATTGAATGTCCAATAAATCGCCTGCATCATAAGTTTTAGGCGTGTTTTTAGCGTTTTGGTTATTCATAGTAATTACACTCCCCATACTTTTTTAAGCATTAAAGAAATGCGTTTAACCAATCCCTGCTTTTGTGCAAATGCTGCTGACTGGATACGCTGGCGTGTAATTTGATGGATATTTTTAGGCATGATAATGCGCTCCTGAGTTTGTAGGAGCTTTGCCAATTACGACCAAATAATTTAGGTGGCAAAGCTGAAAGGGGTTGGTCGACCAGTAACTCAGGTGACTGGCAAGCGCGAACGCTTCCCCCTCCAGCTTCGCCATAACATGCGAACGCATAGAGAAATGACGCATACAAAAAAAGCCCTTTAAGCGGACTGTATGCGCTGAGTATTCATAGCCGACCAAAGCTAACTTTGAGATTTTGCTCAAAGCCCGATTAATATAACCATACTTGGGCATGTTAGCAATATCGAATGATTCATTTTTCATTATTGGCCCTCACTGCACACGGTTGATATGAATATTTGAATCAATCAAAACGCCGTCATTTGATAATCCGACTTGCTGGCGGTTATCCATCATCTGCAATAAACGCTGTTCAGCTTCTTCAAAACTGATACCAAAATGTTTGGCAATGTCCTCTAACTGGTACATGGGTTCGCCGTCATCCGTGTAACCGCTTGGCGGTGGCAATAGGTTTAACTCTTTTGCCTTTTGGTGCATTTCCGCTTTGATATGCTCAGGCGTGTAGTGTATTGTCAAAATGAGGGCCTGCTCAGTGATGGGGTGATGTTCCCCATACTGGGCCAGCATTGCTTTGTAATGGTCAAAGGCTTTGAAAAATTCAGGGTTTACATACTTATTCATGGTGTACCCCCTCAAAAGCAATCTGTAAATTTGCTTTGCATGTTTGGATACGCTTGGCGTTTAAATGCTTTTCATATTTACGGCGGTGCATACCTAAACTATGAAATGTACCTTTATCCTTAGATACTTTCTCTTGCATACATAAACGGTTCAATTCTTCATAAGCTGACTGTCTAGCAGAATATGAACCGGTTTTTCTAATTGACGGCAATACCTCAGCAAATACCCAGTTTTGGAAATTCAACGCTTCGGTTTTATTAGATCGAAAGATGATGCGATATAAATTCGGCTCATTAATAAATTTGAGTTTTTGAATACCGCCATTTGTAGGGGTGTGGTAATCCGCCACACCCTTTGAATCTAATGCGCCATTTCGCTTAGGGGTTTCGTTTTTAACGTCCCCCCCTTTGAATCTGTAATAAATCAGATGATCTTGAAATGTCTAAAGCCTTACATACATCGGTTAAACAAAACCACGGTTCTTGATTATCATCTAGGACAATACGAACAGATCTGGATTTAAAATCGAAATGGGTTATGGCGTTCATGCTGTCACCTCTTTTAATTCGTATCGGGCATGAGTGCCTTTGCTGTTTAGGTTTGGCTCTTGATGGGTCACAATGTTATGACCTAATAGGCGTAAACGCTGAATAACAGCACTTAGGCGGTAACAATCGCATAACTCTATGGCTTCGGCTTGGCTTAGGGTCTTGCCTTGTTTGAGATAATCTAGGATGACGGTTTGATGGTTCATGGTTATGCCTCCATAGCTGCAAGGCTTTGTTTTTGGTTGTTATGCCACTCTACAAGCTCGGCATAGTCGAAATAGACTGGAGCCTGTTTGGTAGTACCTATTTTTATTGCTTTCGGGAAAGTTTCATCTGTACGCTGAATGTGACGCAATGATTCGCGGCTTATGTCCAATAGTTCACAAGCGGTTTTAAATTGAACGCGGATAGGTTTAATAGTCATAAAAAAGCCCATATATGAAAGAATATGGGCTTATTATGATATTGATTTTTATATTGAAAATATTTGTTCTAGCATAATACCCATTATGCTAGAACAATGGGAATTGTGCTTCCATCTTGGGTGACTTTTAAGATTTGCTATATTTTTTTGATAGCCATAGCTCTATTGTTTTTGGGTTTAAATCAAATTTGCTAGAAAAATCTCTCGCACACCTAGAATAACTGTGAAATGCACCTTTCTCCCATTCTCTAAAAATTTCACTTTTATAAGTATCATATTTTTTGGCTCTAGTTCTTCCGCCTAACGATTGTATTTTGTTAAAAACATTAAGGTCACTTACTATATGAGAATAAACTATCCCTATATCTTTATAAATTCTATCAAACGAATCCATTGCAAAGCCTATATCTTCATTCGTTGGCGGTGTTTCTTTATTAAAAATATAAGAACATACTTGATACGTCGTATAAGCATCGGATAAGGAAATATAGGCGTAATCTTCCATTTTTATCTTAGATGCATCTCTAATTTTTTCTATAATTTCATTTTCATTCTTTTCAAAAATACTTACCACTTGAGGGGTTATTTTATTTTCATAAATATTAGTCATACATTCATGAAATAGTTGTATATCTTGAATACCTATCAAATCAACAAGATTAAGAATATCATTTGCTATTCTACTATCTGACTTGTACGTTTCTCTAAAGTAGCGGCTAAGTTCATAATCAAATTCATCATATTCTATAGTCATGTATACCTCCCACAGCATCCCCAAAATGATGCTAAGTCAATCGGATTGGGTGTCCAACTTTCGGGAGCTAACCTAGACTTAGCAATCTATATATAATCTATATTTACCTATATTTGTGCATTTATTGGCTAGTAGTGCGACATATATTGTCATTTAGCCTTTTTAAACTGAATAATGCTTTGATCTGCAATTTCTTCTAAATGATTCGCATACCATTGCAGCATGATTTTTCTATCATCTAAATATTGAGCCTTGTTATATACGCCTGCCACGCCATCCTTTACGTGTGCCAGTGCTGCTTCAATATGACGTTCATCAAAACCACGATTGTTTAACAAGGTGCTGGCAATGTGCCTAAATCCGTGCGGTGTTTGTCTACCTTCATACCCCATACGGCGCAAGGCCATAATAAAAACTGTGTCCGACTTTGGCTTGCTCTTGTCTGATCTGCTCGGAAATAAATACTCAGAATTGGTTTCGTAAGTTTTTAACTCATTTAGTATGGCAATAGCTTGCCTAGGTAAAGGCACTACATGCTCACGGCGTTTCTTCATGCGCTCGGCTGGTATATTCCATATCCCTTGATTCAAGTCGAACTCCTGCCACTTGGCTTCCCTTAGCTCGGTAGGTCGACAGAACAACATGGCCAAAAGCTGCAAGCCCATCCGAACGTCCATAGTTGGGTAGCTATTAATGGCCCTCAATAGTGCTGGTAACTCCTGTTCACTCACATGTGACATATTTTGTTTTACGCCCTGCTGTAGGAACTTTTGCAGCCCCTCTAATGGGTTGTAATCAATACGGCCTGTCACCTTTGCAAAATCGTATATATCACGACACATGGCCCGAACTCGGTTTACCTGTTCATATATTCCTTGATGTTGCTGAATACCTTTTAAATGATTCATCCATTCAATCGGCTTAATGCTGGTGTACAAGCGTTTACCAAAAATGGGAAATATATGTTTTTCCAATGCACCCTTGTTTCGGGTCATGGTGTCCTTTACCCAAGTATTTGCTTTGGTATCCAGCCATTCACGGGCCAATACTTCAAAGGTGGCATTATTTTGCTCAAGCTCTTGGCGTTTACGTTCTTGCTTGGAAATGATTGGATTATCACCTTGTGATATATCCTTGATTATCTCTCTAGCCTTCTTCCTTGCGCCTGCTCCTGATAATTCAGGATAAGTACCGATACCCAGCCATGACCATTTACCATCTGCTTTTTTATATCTGAATAGCCATGCTTTTTTACCATCAGGCTTTACACGGAAATATAAGCCTTCGCCGTCCAGCTCCCGATATTCTTTTGATTCCGGTTCAAGGTTAGCTAGTACGGTATCTGATAACGGTCTACGTTTGATTTCTGTTCTTTTCATGGCTTGTACACCAGCGAGTTCAACAAAATGTGCAATGTACAAGGCAGTGTACACGGTGCATGTACACTATGGCTAGTTATATTTAGTTATGTTCAGGCAAGAAAAAAGGCCCAATCCCTTTAGAATCAAGCCTTTTCGTTTTAAAACTTGGCATATTTTGCCATGTTTTGTTAGGTATTTGGTGGAGATGGCGGGAGTTGAACAAAAATCCTAAATAATTGATTTTATAATTGCTTTTTCGGCATATAACATGCTGGTATAACTCATGTATAACATTTAATTTTGATTAAGTATGATTAACAACAGTTTCTTTTTTGTTCAAGTCCGACTATAGGAGTTGAACTCATTTTGAAAAATTCTAGGCTCTTCCCACTTTTATTTTAGCTTACTATAAAGGTCAATATAAAAATTATGATAGAAACGCGTTCTCTTTCTCTTAATTTTAGGGCTTACAACTGAGCTGTATGTAACCGAAGTTTCCTCTATTTCTTCCTCAATTAATCCTACAACTTCTAAATCTTTGAAGTCACTAACTAAAAGATTTTCAAATTCCCAATATTTGTTGTAATCAGTGGCATCTTTTGGCAATCCTTCACAAGGTATGGATTGTCCGCGGAGCCTTTCAGGATACTGCAAGTCATTATTAATTACTTCAAAAATATGTGCATCAATTTTTTTTATTAAATTTATATACTTATTAAATTGGCTTTTATCATACTTACCCTGTAAATAGTTTTGAAAGTTAATGGCTAATAAATTTGCTTGCTTTTCTATGTATGTACTTTCTAAAATTTTAAATAATTCAATTCCTAGTCGATTGTTATCTGGATTTTTGCTAAAAAAATCTTTCACTTCCCCTTCATCTAAATCGATTGTCTCAATAAATGTTTTAATTTGCATTAGATACAGTGCATCATTACATTGACTTACATGATCTTTAATTTCATAAAAGGAATTCTTTACAGCTGAACCTAGCCCTAAAGTTACGGAGTCCACCACTGCCAATCCACAATTTTTAGCTATAACTTCCAATAAATTCATTTTAACATTTCTTCCCAAAAGGCAAATTATATTAATATCTTATTCAAAAAATATTCAGTGTAATTTTCTATTGAAAACTCGATACATAATTATATAAAACCTTTTCTCTAAAATTGTCATTCTAAAACTAAATAATAAGGAAATAATCATGTGCGCTAATTATGAGCCAATTTCAAAAGACCGGGTACATCTATTAGATCTCTTAGAACCTACCTTCGACTATAAGAATGATGTTTATCCGGGTTACGACTGCCCTCTTATATTTTCGAATGATGGCCACATTGAATGGCGGCAAGTAAAGTTCGGCATGATCCCACCTTGGAACCATGATTTAAAATTTTCAAAGTACACATACAATGCCCGCACTGAGACGGTAGATAAAAAGCCTAGCTTTCGACATGCGTGGGCTAAAAGTAAGTTTGCACTAATTCCAGTCGAAAAGATCTATGAACCGAGATATGTGAATGGTAAAGCGGAAAGATGGGGAATTTATCGAGAGGATGGCTTACCTTTTACAGTAGCTGCTATTTATGATTCGACTGTGATTGATGGGCAGCAAGTAAGATCAATGTCAATGCTAACTATTAATGCAGATAATCACCCTTTTATGTCACAGTTTCATAAGCCAGAAGATGAAAAGCGGTCTATTATCGTTATTCCTGACGAGTATCGAGAAGATTGGCTGAATTGCAAAAAAGAAGATGCAGATCAATTTTTCTTTGAAATGCCCTTAGGTGAATTTACTGCAGACTACTTCCCAAAACCAAAAAAAAGTGCAAATTAGCACCGTTGAATTTCCGACCAAATGCACTAACTAACGCGACAAGTAATGACTAGTCATTATTTATGCACAATTTTTTTAATTTGAATTTAAACCAAGCTCTAGCATATCATCTTGATTATGTAACGAAATCAAGGAGTAACTATGAGCATTATCCCCAATTCCATTATCGAAATTAAACCACATCTCAATGCTGGCAAGGTATTGAGTGAGGTTGAATCCATAAAATTAGTTTCACCTACTACTTTTTTTTCAATACCTTTAGCTATAGAAAAAGTTTCAGCTGGTTTTCCCTCTCCTGCTCAAGATTATGTTGATCGAACTCTCGACATGAATGAGCACCTAATTAAAAATGAAGAAGCAACATTTATTGTTAGAGTGGCATCACTTTCGATGCTTAACGCTGGCATTGATATTGATGATGAGTTGATTGTTGATCGTAGTCTTGATGCTAAACACAACGATATTGTTGTTGCACTTATAGATAATGATTTTACTGTTAAACGCTTAATGATTGATGAAAATGAGCGTTGGTTAAAAGCTGAAAACCCAGATTATGATGATATTCATCTTCATGACGGGCAAGAACTAATAATTTGGGGTGTAGTTACTTATATTCTAAAAAATACAAGAAAAAAATCATGAGACATGAAGATAAAGTCTTTTTTCTCATAGATGTAAATAACATGTACGTCTCATGTGAACGAGTCTTTAATCCAAGTTTAAACAATAAACCAGTCATCGTTTTGTCAAATAACGATGGATGTGCCGTTGCGCGCAGCAATGAAGCAAAAAATTTAAATATAAAAATGGGGGTGCCATTATTCCAGATCAGAGACATAGTAAAAAAACACAATGTTATTGTTCTCTCTAGCAATTATGAACTTTACGCTGAAATGTCGCGCAGATTTCATAAGATTCTTGCATCGTATGTAACTGATGAAGAAGTTGAGAAATATTCAATAGATGAGTGTTTTGTTGATTTTTCAGCTTATGAAAAAAATTTTGACCTAGAAAAGGTCGCTCAGGATATGCGCCTAAAAATATGGAAATGGATTGGTTTGCCCGTGTGCGTAGGTATTGGTCGCAGCAAGACGGAGGCAAAGATATCCAATCATATAGCTAAGAAAAATCAAGGCTTTAACGGCGTTTGCGATCTCGTAAACATGGATCCGTGCAATAAAGAATATTACTTTGCTCAAATAGATGTGAGTGAAGTCTGGGGGGTCGGCCGTAAACATGCAAAAAAGTTGCAAAGCATGGGAATTAATACAGTGCTTGATCTAGCTTGTGCTGAACCACGTGAAATGCAAAAACGCTTTTCTATTGTTATGGCTCGTACTATTAACGAGCTACAAGGCATCTCTTGCCTAGAAATTGAAGACACTCCGCCATCTAAAAAGCAAATTATTAAGTCATGTTCTTTTGGTGCGAAAGTTACCGAACTTATTGACCTACAAGAAGCAATAGCCATGCATGCACAAGAAGCATGTAAGAGATTGAGAGATGATGAATCATTATGCGGCTGTCTTATTGTTTTTGTTCAATCAAGTCCTTTTGATGAAAATGTACCGTTTTATAACAAGTCAATAACCGGCTCATTTTCACAACCAACAGATTGTGCGTTAGATTTCGTAAAAGCTGCAACAAAAATGCTATCTCACATTTTTAAAGAAGGTATTAAGTATAAGAAGTGCGGTGTGATACTAACTGGGCTAGAACCCAAAACAGGTCACACTTATGACCTGCTCACAGATTTCGATGCTATAGAAAAGAAAGAACAATTGATGAAAACACTAGAGAACGTACACACAAAATTCGGAAAGAAAAAACTCGGTATAAGTTCGTGTTATGTACCAGGTCGCAACTGGTCAATGTCACGAGACAAATTAACTAAGAATCCATTTAAATGGGATGAACTACCTTTAATAACTAAATGAGCAATTTTTTGCTCACTTTCGAAGGATTTTATCAATTTTGAGCAATTTTTTGCTCATTTTTCTATCAAAAACTTAAATGAAATTTCCATTTATTCGACTAGATTAATATTTATGATTATCTAAAATAAGCTAACCTCAGAAATACTCAAAGTTATGAATCAAAAAATTAAAGTTTTATTAATAGATACTATTGGTTGGATTACTTCCATTTGTATCATATTTTTCTTTTTCACTCTTTGGTTATATTCCTACAATCAAATTGATAACCCATTAAAAGAAGCTTGGTCCCTAATGGTAAGCATACTTTCAGCTTTAGCTACTATTGGGGCAGCAATAATTGCAGCTAGTTTATTTAATGATTGGAGAGATTCTCAAACAGGCTTAAATAGATCTGAACTTGCTAGAAATACACAAACATCTTTATATAAACTTGTAAGTTATCTTGATTATTATCATAAGTATGTAATGACACAAAAACATTTATGGAACTCAAAAAACTTCCCAGAGATTAGTAAAAATTTAATCGATCAGGCAGAAAAAATACCTAACGAATGTGAAGAAAGAAGAAGTATATTTCGCAATGAATGCGAAGAGCTCTATAAACAATTTCTGATCGATTTAAAGATTTATGAAAAGACCTTCGACTCCGATCTTAATCTAGATTTAGATCGAATCCGACATTACAGAGGATGTATTGGAGGAATGCTAAGAGACCTATCACAATCAAAATCAGCTTTTGAATTAAATGCAATGACAAATCATCTAAAGAATTCCGAAAAACTATTTAATAAAGAAATACTTGATATAGTAACTTCTGAAATGTCTCAATATATTAATTTAAAAGTAAAATAGTATTTTTATAAATACTAAGCTTTAAAAATCCTCAATTGAGGATTTTTTTTATTACTTTTACCCAAATATAGGCTTTGTTGCATAAAGCCTTTGAAGGTAAAGTTTTCCTAAGTTGCTAAAATTTAGGTTACAACTTGGGTATGAGGTCTGCCTAATTCTGTAAATTTATTTAATACGGCTACACGTGCATGGATCTCATTCACTTGGCTGTCAAAATTCCTTGAGTAGAGTTTATCGCCTAATAATTTGATGCAATGCATCTTGGTTTCGACCAAACTTCGCCGATAATAACCAGACCACTTTTTCCAAAGGGCTCTTCCTAGACGGAGGTCGATAAAATCACGGATAAGCGAAAACGTGAGCTTCTTCAAATGAATATATATATGATTTTGAATGACTATGATAAAGCGCATGCTTTAAATGATAAGCAGCTTGCACAGAAACCAAATGACACAGCACGACTTACATTTAGATGTCAGTTACTTTCACTACAAGGGAAAGAAGCCACTTCGATTAATAGGTGCTATGACTATGTGGCAGAGGTTCTAAAAGTAGAGCTGAACAAACCAGAAAATAAGAAGGACCCAAATTATAAGCAAGCTGAATTTTCATACTTACTTGTAAAGTATAAAGCTGGGCACCTTGAATACAAAGAGAAAATGAGGAAATTCATTGATAGTACAAATGATGAAGCTCTAAAAGCCTCTTTACAAACTGTCTACGATGCAGAAATAAATAATTAATTAAAAAGCCCTGAATATTCAGGGCTTTTTTTAAAGTGCTTTAACGCAAATAGATACGTTTACATTGCTATTGATTGTATGTGCCGTACAGCCACATAAAAGAAAGCTTAGTAATAGTAACTTCATTATGCTTCAGTAACTCTAATTGCTGTCACGCCACTTAATTGCGGTAAGTTGTAACGTTTGCTAGCTGGTTGAGTTGTACGACCATACCATCTGAATTCTTGAAAGTCAGAGTCATTATAAAGTGCATAACAAACTTTATTTGACTGATTGCCTCCAAGGCATACTAACTTTCCAGACTTTTTGTCACGGCCAACTACAAAACAAACATGCCCACCACCCTTTCGAGTTTTAATAGCTACACAACCGTAAGCGGGTTTAGCTAATTTTGTACCATAATTCACATAATCCAATGCACGGTACCAATGCTTAGGATAAGCAATTCCAGCTGATTTCAAGCAATGTGCAACGAAGGTCCCACACCAAGCCGTTTCATCGTCAGCCCACCAAGCCTTTAGCTCCGAGAGCCATTTTAAAATAGTTGGGTTATGCTGTTTACCAGGTATTTCTTGAAGGCCAAGATGCTTTTTTGCTTCTGCAATCCAAGCTAATTCATCAGGCTTTGTTGGTGTTGGGATATTCAATAAAGAATTGATCCCTACTAACTGGCCTGTTAATTGCGGGCCATTAAGTCGTGGTTGAGAAATTTTCTTTCCAATCCATGACAGAACAAGCATCAAAGTACCAGTAACAAATGCATGATATTTTTCAGGAATAACTTCATAATCAACACCCCATTGTAGTGCTGGCAATAAAATTAGCATGATGAATGCACCTACGGCGGGTAACTTAACAGATAGATACTGCCAAGCATTGTTTTCAATTAACTTCATTCATCTTTCCTCTTTCGTAAATTATCTTGCTCTAGAGCTTCTAAAGCTTTGATTCGTAATTCGCTTTCTTTTTCACGTAATTCACTTTCTTTACGTTCTCTGCGGTCACGTCTCCACTGAAAAATGAAACTTATGAATAGGCCAACAACAGCCACTATTGCACCTGTATAGCTCAACCAATTAATTGAAGTTAAAGAACCAAATGCGCTTGCTAAACCACTCCAGAAGGTAGTTTTATTAGCAAAAGTTGTGACAGTGACTTCAATTGCCTGATGATCAGACATGACCTATTCCCCACGTTTCATTTGTGGTTATTTTTGCAAGTGTTGTTGTTCTAATTGGAGTAAGGTTCCAAACACAAAGCACGAAAAAAAAGCCCGAATTACTCAGACTTTTCTATATGAAAACTATCGGCCTCTACTTGCTAGGGCATTTAATCCTTTAATGACTTCTTGACCTAATTTTAAGAATACGTTGTGACGTTCAATTTCGTTTTCTAAATACTTCTTGCGGTTTTCCCATGCAGATGAATTGAAGTAAGTACTTTCAAAACTCAAAGGCATTTTTAATGCATCCGATAAAGGCATTGGGCAGTTTTCAGAAATACTACTTGCTGTATCAAGCAAAAGATCGGTCCAACTCTTTGATGATTCCTGTAAAGACGGAAGCGGTGCGAAATCGTGCAGGCGCGTCATCTGCACCTCTTTCCACTAAAATACCGTGGTTATCAACGCTTAACCGTAAATGAGTAAATAACTCATTGTTTAAATTATTAAAGTCTTGATAGCACAAATCAAAATCACTAGCTGGCATTTTCTTAATGAAATCTAGCCGCTGCTTAAATTGTTCTTCAAATAATTGAGGATTTGTTCTATCCGGCAATAAAGCTAAGTGCTCATGATTAGAATAACTCAACTGAAAAGCCATCATGCAGGCAATCCATTCAGCGACATTCTTACAATTTGCCTCTAAGAACTCCACTTCCATTCCAATAAGCTGTCTAACTGTAATTCCATTTTGAGTAGTTTCAGTTTTCCAATTATTTTCTGATTGAAGGAAAACTTTAGACCAGTCTGTGTTCACCTCCAACATAGTATTACTTTGTTTTTCAAGATACTTCAGCAGCAGTAAATATCGTTCTTGAATAGTTAAAACCAAAGGATCAAACACACTATCTAAAGCTGATTTAAGAAAAGCTGTAAGTCTTTTTTCATTTAAATTCGGCGCAATGATTGAAATTTTAAGACACTGCTCAAAACTCAATTCTTGCATTTGAAAAGTATTATCGCCTACATACACTGGATCAAAAGTAATCATTAGTTGCCTCCATACAATGAATAAATGTCTTTTGAATCCCATGCAGTTCGACTCATCAAACTTATATTCACGGCCAAACTTAACCGGTTACCTTTCTCATCAATTGGCGCAACAATTGGTGCAGAAACACTTTCAATAATGAAAGGTTTATAAGTTTTGCCGTGAGTTGTCAGAGACACAAAGGGTGGGATTACACCTGAAAACAACCCTTCTAAAGTTGAGTTTGAGTCATTAACCACATTCTGAAGTGTAGAATCAGAAGATAAAGAAACTGGAAGACTCCAAGCCTCTAATTGCATGATCCTGTCTTCAACTTCTGTTTTCGCATCACTAAAGGCAAGGAAGAAAATAGAAAGGTTGAGCCGTACTGAAGAAGTAGATAGGAATACTTGAGTTGTATTCACTTTAGTTAGATTGGTACGCCCTTCAACGCTCTGCATAGCATCTTGAACCCCAAGTTTTGATAAAACTTGAGCTATAGGATTACTTTGCATCTGTTCAGCGACTTGTGATAGCTGACCTGATTGTAAGCCTGCCATGAGCATAGGCATTTTTAGCTCAGGATTACTATTCTCAAATGGAGTTTGCCATTGGCTCTCAATGCTTTTATCACCGTCCGTTAATAAGGCTCTAATCACTGGCGAGCCAGCAATAGGATTCCCCTCTTTGTCACATAGAGAAAACTCTGCGTATTTGTGCTTTGAAATAGAACCATAGAATGGATCTGATTCATTACTTGGTAAATTAGTTTTTGCTGTATTTACAGCTGGTGCATAAGCTAAAGCTTTGGACATAAAAAAGCCCTACTCATTGAATAGGACCATTATTTACAAATATGAAAGTTTAAAAATTAGTTAGTTCCAACTCTACAAAAAATATTTTTAGTTTTCGATATCTTTATCATCACATTCAAGCCAAAAGACATCTTCAAACTTCTCGCATACACCAGCTTTTTTGAGTTCAGTGTAGATTAAAAAAGCCGTTTCAATTGTGATATTTTTTCCTTTTTCTGCGTCACTTATCTTCTTTCCCAGTACATGGTTATTTGAAATAAATCCGCATTGTTTCGCTAACTGATACGCCGTCATGCCGGCCTTATCTCGTAAGGCAATAATATTATTCTTAATCATCTCAATTCTCTAAAAAAGATAATTAATCATAACACAATAAGATTGCATTCTTTTTATATTTTAATTTATTTTAATATTGCATTATTTAAATACACTATATATAGTTATTCACAACAGGCTCTAAACCTGAAACAACAAAGCCCTTGCAGGCTACCAACCAAATGCAAGGGCTTCTATCAACAACCACGAAAGGATATTGATGTGTCTAATTTATCATACATACCACAAGTTGTACCATTTCATGATGCAGAACTTATGATTATTGAACATCATGGGCAGCCTTATACACCAATGAAACCTATCGTTGAAGCTATGGGGCTAGATTGGAAAAGCCAGTTTGTTAAATTAAAAGATCGTTTCAGTGCAACTATGGTGGAAATCACCACAGTTGCCAATGATGGGAAAAGTCGCTTAATGACTTGCTTACCTGTCCGAAAATTAGCTGCATGGCTTTACTCAATCCACGCCAACAAAGTCCGGCCTGAACTTCGCGAAACAGTCATCATGTATCAACAAGAATGTGATGATGTGCTTTGGGATTACTGGACAAAAGGACAGGCAATAAACAAACGTCTTACGATTACCCCTGAGCAGCAGCATGCACTACATGAGATAGTTGACCGCCGTGCTGGTAAAAACCGCAGCCAACGGGCATCTATGTGGGTACGACATAACAGACATTTTGGCATAGCTAAGTACAGCCAACTTTTATCAATACATTTTGAAGAAGCTAAACAATACTTAGAATCAATCAATGTTGTTGAAAAAGTGGAATCAGATCCTTTACAACGGCTTGAAAATCTTTTAGATCGAGTTTCATCACGTTATCCAGCATTAGAAAACCCTCTGGCTTATGAAATTGCTCAACAAGTAGGTGAAAAGTTAAAGTATCAATCTCCAAATGGCCCTAAAAACTTCTGGATTTCAATTCAGGAAAGTGGTGCTGTTGCAGTACATCAATACACTTCACATCATACACCTGTAAATGTCGTACAACTTCGGGAGAAATTCAATCAACTATGGGATTTTTTACATAAAGATGAGGTACTTGAATTAGGTAAAGTTTTAAAGAGGTTTCCCTATGAACCTATCAGAGGATAAGGGCATATAATTATTTTAAGATGTTCCACCAGAACTCCCCAAATTAAGAAAACCAGCTAGTTAGCTGGTTTTCATTTGTTAAGCACCTTACGAACAGTTAAACGATTTCCCTTGATTTATCGATTACTTTTTTAATTCATGTCTTTTTAACTAAAGCTTTAGCTATTAGATCTATATTTTTGGTCCAATATCTTAAACTTTAGATACTGACTTGGCCTGTAGCCATATTTCCACATTTTATACCATTGGTAAAATTCACTTTTTTTACTAATATTAAAACTACAGTTAATATGATATTCACTATATTGCTCAAAATTGAAATTATTTAAAATAGCACCTATGATTAATGCACCATTAGATATATAAGTATGCTGACCACATATTTCTCCATAGTAATCCTCACACATATGTTTTAACCCATAAGAACCTAACATATTATTATTTATATTCTTATTTTTTCCAAAATATGACATAAACTGCTGAGCATATTCTATTTGTTTTAACCAGTCTGTACTTAAAATTCGGCCTTCAATAAAATGCTGTTCATACTCTATTTTAGACATTCTATATTGACGTTGATAATAACGATCTGAAAATATTAATGGAGAATAGAATCCACAATAACCCAATAATGGGTTTTTTTTCAAAATATCTTCTACTTTCAAATGTAGAATTGAGATATCTTCATTAGTAAACTTAGCAACTGCTTTATGCCATGGGAGTTGACATTCTTTTTTAGATATTAAATCCAGCTCACATGAAAGTTGCGTACCATTTAGTTTTTTTGCTTCTTTAGCTAAAGCTCTAGCACGTTGACTGGTCAATCCTGAAGGAAATACGAAGTTCTTATCAGACATGATTATACGATCCATCTGTGTAGATAAAAATTAGACCACTCCAAAAATCTAGATCTACACTAATGTTGTAAATCATATATACGTACACATCATTACTTAAGGAATGTTCGCTCCGTAATACGGTTGGAGTGACAAGCTTAGTGTGGAAGCATAGATTTATTATGACTATTTTTTTTAAAAAGAAAAGTTTTTTTATTAAAAAAGGAAACCCTCCTAATGGAGGGCCTATCTTATTCTAAAATTCGTATATTTGGTTTTTTCTTAACTATATTTAATGAGTAGAGTGAATCAATGTCTTCTTTTGGTGTTTGCAATAAATTAGATAACTCATCAATTGAGTAACCTAAGTCTTCTCTATAGTATTCAAAAATTTGATCTATAGTTACAGCCTTTTCTTTAGGAAAATCCAACTCTACAGGTTCCTTAGTCCTATAACCATTCTTAGTCATTTGTATCCATAGATACTTTTTCTGGGATGGTGTTAATAAGCCTTCTCGTTCTGCTGTTTTAAGAAGAGCATTCATAGAAACTTTCCAAACCAACTTTAAGGTAGCGAGCTTTTCTAAAGTAATTTTCCCAGTAAGATATGGTCTAATATCTTTTGAAGGCATCAAAAGAGCACTTGCAAAACGGTTAGCCTCATCCTCCATATTTTCTGAAGGGAGTTTATGCATAATTGCATGACCTAACTCATGCGCCAGTGTGAAACGTTGTCTATCTGAGGGCATATTTTTATCAATAAAAATACAAGGGTTTAAACCAGGTACTTTTATTGTTACACCAGACACACCTTCTTGAGAGAAATCGCAATGAAATACGAGACACCCTGCCCTCTCAACATAATCGGTTAAATTCTTTAATGGGCCATTAGGAATTAACCAAGTTCTTCTGAGCAATTCAGCAACTTTTTCAGGAGTTTCATATATATCTAAACTTAAAAAAGGAAGTGGTAAATCCTCCTCAAACTCAATAGCTTTAACTAACTTCATAGAGTTAAATAATCGAATATTAAGTTCAGCTTCAAGTTGTTCAATAGCCCTTTTACCGATTGAAGAGTTCTTCCTGTACATGGGATGAACACTTAACGGTAAACCAAATGGCTTATAGGTCTCATAAAATATTGAAACGGGAAAGTTTAAAACTTTGGCAAGATTTGAAACCATTTCCTCATTAGGCTCTAACAATCCTGCTTCAATTTTTGACAGAGTTCCCTGAGACAAAGAAGCCATTTTAGCAAGAGCTGTTTGTCCAAACCCTCTAAACTGCCTTACTATCCTTAATAACTCAGGATTAAAGGTCAAATTACTCACGATTCACCTTCTGCTTTTTTAAATCCACCGCCAGTGGATTTCCCTTTGAAACGACGTTTTGTTTGATTATCCTTAACAGTATCAAAGTCACTTGTATCTTTGCTTTCGTCAAATTCAACGAATGATGTTTGGCTATCAATTAAACTTACATTCCAAGCAACGGAATTTTTATCTCTAGCAATCATTTTGATATTATCGATTTGAGTAGCAGACTTATTTAAAGTATAGATAACTTCAATACGTGGAATATTACTAGCTATATCAGCTTCAGCTAATAAATTATAATTGAGTTCAGGATCATGAAAGCTTTTAGCCGAATCTGTTTGAACGTTTTTACTTCTTCCAGTCCTATCTGCCAATTTAAAACGAAAAACAACTTGCTGTTGAATTACAAAAAGTACCGTAACACCTTTATCTATAATAAAAACGTCACTACGTCCCATAAATTTTTCTTTGAGTAAATTAATTACAGTTTCCCAAACGAATGTGGCACGTCCGCGTGAACTCCATTTTCCAAAAAAAGGACTTTGCAGCCACAATGACCACGCCTCCTTAATAGCCTGAATAATAGAATTAGAATATGGTTGGATTAAACTTTTAACATGTAATTCTTCAGCTATAGCCATAAAGCGGCTCCAAAATATTTTACTTAACTTTATACACTATTTTTTTACTTTTCTATAGTTTTTTATTCCTAAATTATTCCCAAAAAACATATTAGAACATTTATTAGTCAACAATAGATTAATTAAATGTTCTAATACCAATGTTAAAAATTAAAACTTATATTTTTTAATGTTTATAATCAATGATTTAATAACAAAAAGAGGATCCTTAGATACATAATCTATTAATTTTAAATAATTACATGCATTAGAGAATAATGAATCGTACATTTGCACACTAATGAAATCATCACCAAGCACTTGTTGTGCATATTGGATAGCATCTTTTACACTTACTGGTTCAGGTTCACCAAACAAACCTACATTACTGCTATCTAAAGCCTGTTTCTCTGCAAATTCAGCTAAAGCTTTAAATAACATGCTCATTTTTTTTGAACTGCGGCTATTCTTGGCGAGAAATACGGCGAGCTCCGCAACACCTTCTCCTAGATCCTCAAAAAGCCCTTGCTGCTTTACAAACTCAACAATATCTTGATCATTTTGCTTTGCAGATAAAATGGTATTTGCTGCATCAATAATTGCATTAGCAACACGTTGATCAATGGCTTGCTCCATTCCATCAACGATTTGATCTGATATATCTTGAACATTTCCACGACTTATAGCTTGCGCTTCAATAAATTTAGGGGCAGCAACACCAAGCGCATTAAGCATATTTTGAAGATCTGGTTTTGTATGATCAGCCATCATTTCTAGCAAACGATCATCATTGTACGCTTTACTAAAAATTGCGGCCTTGATTCTGTTTATCAGTGCTTGTGTTGGTTTTTTATCTTTCGTTGTGTACTGGGCAGCTTCTGTATCACCTAATTTACTTAAAAAACCTTGAATAAACTTTTGATTACTTACTGCTAATAAATCGCCATCTTCACTCGGGTTAAAAAGAGCCAGTAAATTCTCATCTAAACGTTTAGCATCAGCTTTAGCACGTTCAGTTGCTGTAAAAGACAACTTATCATCTTGGTTAGCATCTATGGCAAATTGAGCTCTATCAATCTCAGTTGTACGAATACGTATCAAAATCGGTTGAGCTATTGCTTGGACCTGCTCACTGCTAAAGCCAAAGTAATCAGCTTCATCAATCAACCATTGTTTATACTCATCTGCGGTACCGCGCTCATAGGCAAGCTTGATTGCCATTGTTCGGCCATTTCCTGATTCAACAACTAAATCATCACCAGTTATCGGTGCTCCCGTGTCTGCCCGACCTGAGCGGCCTAGGCTTTCGGGGTCTAAATCATTAGCAGTTTTCTGTACCCATGCTTGTGAGGATTCACGACTACGATCTCGTGGCTGCAATTCTTGCGGATAATTAGGGTTTTCCGCACCAGTTGCTGTATGAGATGCAATGACTTGATCAATATCAACTAAAGCGAATACAGTAGAAATCTTTTGTCCTTTGGCTGTTTTCACATTATTAGTTCTACCCTTCAAAAGCCCAGTGAAGGGCTGTTTAGGTTTAAAGAAGCTGATCATTTGATCAATTACAACTAATGGATTTTTAGCAATATCTTGAGTAGAAATTAGATTTAATGTTGTCATTAGATATTCTCCGCTTCCATTTTTTGTACTTGATTCAAGAGCTCTGTCACCGCTGGAATAAGAAGTGGATCATTTAAGTCTTTTTCTGCTTCATCTCGAATTTGCTCTAATAACTCAAGATTAACTTTAACCTGCCCTTCAATTACTGAACGGTAAAGTTGATTACCTTCATCATTTGTCGTACTAGGCTGAAGATCTTCAACTTCTGTCGGAGCATTTAGTTCTTTAAATTCTTCATTATCTGAATTTTGGGCTGGCTCTTTATTTCTGAGGCGATCCGCTAAATGTTCATCTGCCCATGCTCTTGAATATTCATAAAATGCTGTTAAATATTCTGGTGAACCTTCGGCACCATTCCAGTTTTTTAAGAATTCACCACGGCGATCTGAAACCCAAGCCATAAAGTCTATGTTGTTAGAATCTTCAGGATTTTCCAAAGTGTCTAACCATGCTTGCATCATTTTGTTTTCAGCTATACCAGCTGTACGTGCTGCTAATACTTCTTCATCTCTTTTTTGTTTAGCTTCATTTTCGGCATCAATAAGTTTTTTTGCTTCTAATTCTGCTTGCTGTTGAGCCAAAGCCTGGTCATCTAGATCAGAAATCCATTCACGTGCCCAAACTACTGCATCAGAATCCCCCTCTAGAGCCTTATTGATACGTTCAAAGAATGCTTGGTAACGTAAACCATCTTCACCTGCCCATTCAGGATCAGCATTTAAACGCTTTAAGTCGGCTTTTAAACGTTCGGCTTCTTCATCAGAAATACTATCTGGTAACTCATTATCGAGACTATTCTCTTTAATGATTACTTCATTTTCTTCAGATTGCTTGGTTAACAATGTATTTTGCAACTGATCCAATTCATTTAATAAATTGGAAATTTCTGCACTTAAAGAATTTAATTGACTTTGTTTTTGCTCGAGACGTAGTTCAGCATCTGCTAAAGCCTTGGCCTTTTCTGCTTTTTTAGATTGTAACCGCTTAAAACGATTACTATTTTGGTTAATCAACTTCATAATTCGACCAGCGAGAACTGGAATTGATATTCCTTCTCCCTGATTAGGCTGAATTGCAGCCGTAATATCCCGATTGTTCATTAAAATCTTCCATGAAATTAATGAATCTGCTGGACTAATTTTTTTTGATAATCGATCTGGCTTATGAAAAAGGATTGTGAAGTTTTGGCCATCATCAAAATCATAAGTAAGAGCAATTTGAAGGACTTTTTTATGCTTAAAGGGTTTACTTTCCGTAACGTTAACGATTTTGACGCCAGTTTTTGAAAACTGATCCATAGAGTGATGCAAAATTGCAGACAGCTGCTCTAAATGCTGGTAATCAACGATAATAGAGTCGTAAAGCGCTTCTTCTACGCCTAGACTAGATAAAAGTGTAGGTAACCCATCAAATTTACTCAATAATTGGCTGTGATCATCATTTCGTTGCATATCTAATAACAACTTAGAAGTATCACCCTCATGAGAAATTAAATTGATTCCATCCCATTCAGGTTTTTCAGCTGCTACAACATTTTGTAATTGTTCTAGTTGCCATCTTTGAATCGGTTTTGAACCCGTCAAATTAAATTGTTGTGATGATAAATGGCGCTTAAGTCCAAATTGATTTGTTTCAATAACATCTGTAACACTAGCATCAAACATTCGGCCAAATTGCAGTATCGCTAAATCAGCTGCATGCTGGTCATCGATAGCGCCTAATACCGCAACAGAATCAAACGCATCTATCCCACCCTTTTTACCTTTTAAATTTACAACACGCCAGAAATCATTTTCCGTGTAATCTTCAGTGACTAAAGCATTAATTTGACGGTAATTACCCTTAATAAACCCAATTGAACAAGCACCACTATTCACCATAGAGTCAAAACCATGTACTAATCGGCTTTGATGTGGTGCGTGTGTTTGAATGAAAATTGATTTAACACTCACGGAGTTATCCTCATTTTAGTTTGAGGATATTTTCTCAAGTAGGTGAATCTATAAAGGCAATGAGTTCCATAGCTTATTTTAAGTTGGGAAACATTTTGATGAAATTTAAAGTAACAATGGCATGTGCTTTATTAGAGGCATCAAGGGGCAAATTGCCTGCTTGAAGTGAAACTAGATGCTCAATTTCAAATTGGTTTTGATTTCTTGCAGCTTTATCAAAAGCATATATTTTTAATCTCATTAAGTATTCAATTGGTGGCGGCTGAGTACCATCCTTATTAAACATTATTTCTTTTATAGCTTTAGCACTATTCGCAATAGCTGCTTCTTTAGTCTCAATAAATGAAATGCTCAACTCATTTGAAGCATTACCAGTTACATGGTTGAGTTGAAAATGCCCCACATGCACTGCATCGGTTTGGGCATCTAGTAGTGATACATCTACATTATTGGCTAACCAAGCAACTTTGTTTGAATGATCAAAAATTGGAATATTTGCTTGAGCAATTTTACTGTTTGCACGGTACGGGCGAATTTCAATTCCAAAATGGGCCGCTGAAAGTGTCCCTAATGCGTAAAGTTCCTGATAATGTGAAACAGCTCGATCAACAGTTAGACCAGACCACAAGACAGGATTCTTAGCAAAACGTTCTTTAAACGGATTTAAAACGTTTCCAAAACTGTTATTTATAGTTTTATTCTGCGTTTCGTATTCAAAGAAAGCCATTATTCTTCATCCTCTGGAAATTTACGGCTCTTAGCAATACTTTCAGCTAATGTTAATGCTTCCTCATATTTCATACCTGTATCGCGCTCAAGAATGTACGCCATAATATCTACATCTAAATTTGATTCTTTCAATGATGCGATTACTTGTGTTTTAAGTAATGTTGTATTCATTCTTGATTGAGCATTGTTGATTTCTTCTGTAGCTGCTGCAGTTTGGTTTGAATAGTATTCAACTTGCCAAGGGTAATCTTCAGGCTCAAATTGTTCGTTGTAAGCAAACCCCCAATCCAAATGAAGAATTTGATTAATCCCTTCGGAAGCTGCTGTTCGAATGTCTTGTGACCTACGCATGATTTGTGCAGAGGTATGGAATGCTCCACCTTCTCCAATACCACCAGTTAACATATCAGCCCAACCGACCATGCTTGGATCTAGACCAATTCCGCCCATCAGCAAACGGACATTAATCATGAACTGTTCAATATTAATAGGTGAGCTTCGTTGATTCTTGATATCACCTACTGGATTTAGAACTTGTTTTTCATCAAATACCGGAAGCATGTGAAAAGCAGTATTCCAGACTGCTTCACCACCTGATAAAGCATCACGGACATAAGCCTCATGATTTTTAAGCAAACCTTCTAAACCACGGATATAGGCTTGACGTTGTGCTGGCGGCATTCCTGACATATTTACTGTCAAGAACATCTGATTTACGGTATCTGCGATTTGCTGGCTATTCATAGATGCCAAAGCAAGGATTACATCATCATAAATATCTTCAATCTCATAAAGAAATGAGCCGCCTAAATGCGCGGGTAAGATTGGTAGCTCATCTGGATCATCACCCTCCAACATTTTCGTGACAAGACCAGTTTCAACAAGCTCATATTGAGCAATATTGCTCATACGGGGCATTTTGAAACGTACCATTTGGATAGTATTCAGTTTGGTAATAGTTTTTTGCCAATTGCGAGGATCTAAACAAAAAAAGGCGACAGTCTTACTGCCTTGTTCGAAAGGCTGTATTAATGGCGGATATGTATACTCATTACAAACGAGGTCAATTACACCTTTATCTTTTTTCCCATAAATACGTGCATAGGAATCACCGAAAGAAATAGCATCTCGGGCAAGTTTGCTTAAATACTTATTGATAAGCTTTTCCATCTTTACACGGCGCTCATCTAGTTGTTTTTTTAGTTTTTCAGCTGCTGGTCCATTCGCCTTTTTTAACCGTTCTGCGGGCGTAATAAAGACTTGTTGGCCGCTATAAGAATCTCCGCCTAAGGCTGCAGAAACATGAATCCCCATACCCTCTGCGATAGGTGCAAAGCGTAACATTCTCTCCCATTTAGTAAGAATTTCTTTTCGAGTACGCTTCTTATTGGCTTTGGTTTGGTTAGTCCCAAGTGAAAACGGAGCCATAGTTTCATATAGCTGCGCTGTTGCATCCTGATTAGACGTATCGAATTGCTGATCATATGAATTAACATTTTCACCGAGTAACAACGATAAGAACCGAGAAGACATAACTAAGCCAAAATACCTAAATAATTAAGTATTTTGATGACTAATAATTTTTAACTTTTAGATGGGTTCCAAAGTTAATTGGAACCAAATAGATTTCTTTACATAACAGCATGCAATTCTATCTGAACAAATTTCTTATCTAATTAGAGGAAAAGCTCATGGCCGAAGTTAAAGTATTTAATGCTTTGGATATTGAATTAGCTCAAAAAACCCAAGACATCGTCAATGCTCAACGTTTTAACAACCGTCCTGCTTTCAAAACATTAAATCTAGGCTGGGATTTAGAGACTGGGTCGGTAGCAGTAAATTACACATTTGTAGAAGAACCACCAGTTAATGATCAGCCTGCTTAAACATGAAAGCCCCTAATAAGGGGCTTTTTAATAGCCAGTAATATCAACTATTAAATGACTATGAAATGGAGAATAGAGACTAGCTGAAGTATTCATACCATTAGCTAGTATCGTATATCCCCGAAGGATCTTACCTGAGAAAGTTGGATCACTATATGAGTTAGTCTTTATAGTACAGTATGAATGCATATAAGAACTCAAACCACCAACTCCCCAATAATATTCATAATGAGCTGGACAAGCTAAAGCCAAGCCATAAGTCTTATTAGCATTATAATCAGGTATATCTGATAACCATGAGCTAAAATAATTTGCACTGCCTTTTAAATAAAAAGTTTCTGCTTTAACTACTTTTAAAGGATTGTGGGAGTTAGAAAATACAATCTCACCTTTACCATTCTTAATTAGTAATTTTGGCGAATGACCACTTTCTAATAAAGTAATTAATCCAAATACATAATAAGTTGCTTTTGTAAAAGGAAAAGTATTCTTATATTTAAATCCTCCTTGGTCGTCTAAGGTGTCAAAAATTACAGTTATTTTCCAATTATTTGTGGAAGTTTCTTCATATCTGACCTGCATCACAGAAACGCCTGTAAATACCACAATTGGTCTTTGTAAAGATGTAACATTCAAAACATGACACTTAACGTAACCAGATACAGATAGTACTGCAGGAGGTAATGGGTCTGAAGAAGCGACTTCCCTAACAAACTTATTTATAAGGTGAAAGTTTCTATAGCTGTCGTCAATTATTGTCACTTTATTATCATTGAGAATTTTGATGTATTCAGCCATTAGCATTTACCTATATGAATACTAACCGTTTGCTGAAAAGCTATATTGTAATAAGCTCTACAATCATAAATTAATAAATAAGATGAAGTATCATCCATTTGATTAAGTATCTTATCGCCCAGCTTAGCCTCAATAGCCATAGCTTTAGTCAAAATGGCACATCCCATACCATTTGAATAAGACTCAACTACAGCACTATTGGCAGATAACACTTCACCAGAAGCTACATAAGCCCACCATCTTGGATGATTTTCAGCAGTATCTAGTTTTCGTACAATTGTGTCCATAGATGAACCTTTCGGGAGGACAACACTTAACGTTTCTGTATACATACTAAGATTAGATGTTAGATCAAGGACCACGTTGCCACCGAGGTCCCTTAATAAGAATGTAGCCATTTATAAACCAATATAAATTCTCTCAATATTGTTATCGTCATATAACTTTAAAGCGGTCCCTGAAATGACCATTCTTGCTTTTTGAGGCTGACTAGGATCTTTATAAGTAATTAAAGTCCCAAGTTCACCAGTTATGGCACTTAACTTGTCAACATTGAATAATTCAGCTGTAAGAGACTTGGCCTTAAAGTTTGCGGCTGTCAAATTCTTAATAAATACATCACTGTTCATCACAACTTGATTGTCTTGGATTATGAACGGCATATATTTAGTAGAAGAAGAACCAGTTGTGAAGAAAATTCTATCCGCTTGAAAACCTATAGAACTGAGCACAGTTCCATTCGTTTGCTCGCTGACCATAGACATTCCAGAGAACACACCATTATTATCCATTCCCATTACGTACTTACCTTTCACACCATCGATCAAATCAGCTTGTGATTTAAGCTTGATAGCATTTTGGCCGTAAACAGAAACCAAAGTTTGTAATGCACCAGCATATGCTCCCACATCAGTTGTATATGTGGTTTTGAAATTTTCAAAATCAGCAATGTTGTCAGCATCTTCAATATCTATAAAGTCTAGATCCACTTCACCAGCTTTACCGGAATAGTTACCAATGAATACTGGTGTAAAGAAAGCAGCTTTATTAGCAAATGTTTTAGGGCTTAGTAGAGTGCCAGCACCTGCACTTGCACCAGCAGATCGGCCCTTAAAGTAAGCGGTACCAGTTATCCAAGTTCCCAACGCTGGTGCGGTACCTGCAACTAAATAATGACTTGAACCGATATCATTGATTTCAGAGTTATCTTGAGCAATATATTTTGTTTTATTGGCGTTTTGACAGGTCGCACCAACATAAACAACTCCGGTACCACTTACACGGCGGAATCTATACTTAACTCGGTAATATTTATTGTCATCGATAGGCAAAGATGTGAACCAATTTAACCAGGCTTCATCATTACCTACGTTATTACCAATTCTTAGTGCATATCCTCCACGACATGTTGCATCTGCAACTAAACTAAGTTCAGTCTTATTCCCACTTGGTGTTTTTACTAACCAATCTTTTTGCCATGTTTCGAGTACTGAAGCCATGATCTTTTGACCATTTGCAGAATACAGTGCAGACATTCTTTCTGTTGAAGATGCGATTGCTTCATTCGTCTTGGTAGACGTCATGTAATCACGCTCTAATGTCGCTTTTGTAGTAGAAGCTATGTCCTTGGCAGTATCAGCTATTTCTTTAGCCTTCTCCGATATTGCACGTACTAATGCTTGTCGTGCATTGTGCACGTTAGCAAAGTTAGTAATGAACTGGTTTCGGTCAATCGTACTAGTTACATTCATATTTGCGAATAAAGCTGCCAAATATGTATTTAAAGTACTAAATGCCGTTGCATAAGCAGCAGAAGATATCCCATATGTGACCGCCTCAGCTCGCAAGCTTGCATCAGTTTGATAAAGTGTATCCCAAACCAACTTCGCCTGTTTTTTCTCAACTGGTGTGAGTTTATTATCAGCAGCAATATCACTTAACTGAGCCATTGGAACATCCACTTTGGCTTGTGAACCTGCAGTGGTTTCCATCATTGAAGTCACTGTAAACGGCGTAACTGACTTATAAACTGATAAATCTGTTTCAATGGCCGCCGTCCAGCCATCTTTAAAGTAATCTGGCGGATTTGTATGAGTAATAGTGGCCGACTCAACTGTAATTGCTGGGTAAGACCAAGCATCTTTTTTGGTAATTAAGATACACACCTTATTATTGCTATCTAAAGCTAGAGCCAGGCCTTTAGTCGTAGCATTATTTTCATCTAAGGTAATACCAAAAGAACGTGACGTCATATTTGGATAAAATGGCACTGTTGACGTATATGCGTAAAATGCCAAATCCAGATCGAAAATATTATCTTCTTTGTTATTGTAGTTATAACCAGAAATTTTAACCTTGGTCATGTACGCACCAACTGTAATTGGTGTCTTAATAACCAATGTACCCGAAGTAGTGATTGCTTGACGCCAAGTTAAAGGCTTAACGAAAATTTTCCCTGCACCTGAACTCAATGGCTGCACACTCATAGCATTGGTATATTCAGAAGTAATTTTCTGTGATGAGGCTGCAATTGCTCGCTCAACATTAGTATTTGTTATATCCGCATTCAAAATATAAGCGCCGTTTTTACTGTCTAATTTTGAAGACATCTCAGTAAGTTTGGCAGCCCAAGTTTCTTTGAAGTTGGTTAATGTTGAAATAGAGTCTGTAGCTGAAGAAACAAAGTCCTGTAAAGTCGGGTCAGCTGAAGCGTAATCAGTAACATCATATTGCTCGATTTGGGCTAAGGTCCAAACTAAAGGCGCAGTAGCTGTTGGTGTAGTTCCTCCCGCCACATAAACATGTCCTGAGTTAGAGAAAGAACCTACAGCACCACATTTAATCATTCGAATATATGTTTCGAACTTGCCTGTCCCCTCAGTACTGCCAATGAATCGATCAATTGCCCCAGTCCCCATATAGTTTCCAGCATTCATTAACTTATATCCAACTGGTAGCTTGATTAAATACTTGATAACAAAAACAGCATTTGCACGGCCATAAACGAGTTGAACAAATCCACCCCATGTTGGGCTGGCAGCACCAATGGTTTTAATTTCAATTTCATAGGTTGATGTAGTTGGGTTATCAGCACTTTTCGCGACACGAGTAACTGTCACGTTCCCATTGCCGGCATTGTTATAGACAGATACACCATTGTTACCTTTTTTGAAATTTACGTCTCCCTGCAACAATTTTCCATTAGTAATCATCATCGCCAGCATTGTTGTGTTTTCTAATGCGGAACCAAGATTATTTGTACTTGTTTGAAGCTGAGAAATTTCAGTATTTCTAAGTGTAGCTAGATCCTTTGATGTTTGGTCAGCTGTAGCTTTTGTTGTTTTTACTACAGAAGATAAACCACCAGGTACAGTTGCATCATATTGTTGAATTTGCTGAGCTATAACCCCTTTATTTACATCAGCCTTGATAAAAGTATCTTCAACAAATTGAGCATTTTGTTTAAGAGACGATCTAAATCCGCCCTTAAAATTTGGCGCTGAATTACCCCGGCTAATAAACATATTAGTTACAGTAAATGTTCCACCAGATGGAGCATTATCAAACCGTAAACCCAATGGAATAGCTTCAAAAGCAGAGGCTTTTAAATCAGATGGGAAAATACCAGTAAGTTCTATTTCACCACTTGCAGCTACAACAAACGAAGGCAACCCAACACTATAAGTTGCACCATGAAATTGAATACTACATGTAGCGCCCACTAATCCTGCAGTTGCTGTGTATTTGATTCTTGCAACAATCGGATCACCTTTATCAATTGGAATTTCCTTGTGTTTATATTGCAACTCCCAAACAGCAACAGTACGGTTTGTACCAGTTGCGATACTTAAATTTTTAGTTTCATCACCAAGTAAAATCCAGTTCTCTTCTGAATACCGTAAAGTATCAAGTTGTGCTTTGAAAACTTTGATTTCTTCAGCAAAAACTTCCTTTGCATCTGATCGAGTAATTTTTTCCTGAAGAATTTGAGCGTGGTTTTCCAATACTTTTTGTAAGTTTCCGCTGTTGTTTGCTAGACCAATCGGAATACCACTAACAACTTGCACAGCAAGCATGATTTGTTTAGCACCATTCGGCCCTGAATCAGGTGTTGCATGCAATTCAATACCGCGGCCTGAGCCAATCCCCTTTTGACCCACTAAAATATACGCATCACGTCCAGTAATTTGATCAAGTGTGAATGGATTTGCACCTAGCGAAATAAGTGCATTTTTTACGGTTGAAAGATTTACACCGATACTGTCGTAATTAGTGACAATTACAAATGTGTCATTTGGAATTGCTGCAATAGCATTACTCATTGCCGTAGCATTAGCTACAGCTGCATAAGTGTCGTATCGAGTTGATGAAGCTATAGACCCATCGGCTGCCAAAACATGAACTGAGAATCCACGAGCAGAAGCTACTGACTTAATCTCACCCTTTAAGTTTTTAATACCAGTGAAAAAGCCATTCCAGCCACATGAATAAACACGATAATTAAATACTTGCCCAAGATCTTGATTTAATTGTTTGTAGCTTGATTCCAAGTTATTAATTGATTGTGTAGTGTTTCGTTGATTATCACTAATCGTGGTATTAATTTCCTGAAATTTACCATCTACAGAAGTTTTATTATTTTCTACAGTGGATTTTAAAGTCGCGTAATTCTCAGCAAGTGAACTAATCTTTTCACCGTTTTTTTGTACATCGGCTTTAGTACCTTCAATTGCCAAAGCATTAGCTTCAAGTCCTTTAACAAGTTCACGTGGATTTTTTCTAAATCCAGTTGCTAACTCTCCCTTTTCAATTTGTACTTCACGAATTAAAAAGTCTGGTGCTATACCAGTTGGTGCATAAAGAATGATATTTATAGATCTAAGATTGGCAACATTCGTCTTAAATGTATAGGTACAGATAGTCTCTTTGTCTGTGTAGAGTTGCCACGATGATTGAAGCTGATTATTGCTAGAACCATCATATCTATGAATGATTAGCAATAAGCTTATTTGTGCTGCAGTTAGAGATTTTGCTTTAAATGACAATGTGTACTTCTGATTCATCTCTAAACCATCTGCCAATGTCAGAGTTTCAATAAACCCTTTAAAGTATGTAGTTGTATCAGTAGATTTAAAGTGCCCCCAAGTAGCACCTTTTGAATCTTTATAAACTTCAAGTAGATTACCTGCCACAGCAGAATTTTGACGCCAATTTAAGGTGCCTAAAGGGCTTGAGAAATCACCATTTTTAATAATATTATCACCACCACTAGTTGAAATAGCGGCTTTGATGATTTTACTTTCCTCTGCAATCGCTTGATTAGTCTCAGTTTTTGTATAACGAGTACTATCAAGAGTTGCTGAACTGTTAGTCCATAGATCACCAAATTTTTGACGAAATTTAGCTTCAAGGGTTTCAGTTGCAGAAGTTATTGCTTGAGCAGTATCTGCTTTAGAAGAGTAATCCTTAATTAGAGTTGAAGTACTTACCTTATCATTTAACGCTTTATTATTACCCTCAAAAACTTCTACCCAATGCACTGTAGTAGTGGCATTAGCATTTGCTGACGAATTTGGAAAACAAGCAAAATTAACAACCGTTGAGTCTGTTCTAGCAATTGTAGTTAAGGTAAATTCGAAAATGTCTTTACTAGCTGAAAAAATAGGCGCATCTGCATTAAATACATTAGCTCCGCCAATATATATACGCAAATTGGCTGCATTGTTCCCTCCATTATCAAAGGTAACTTTTGCTCTGACGGTAACAGTAATACCAGGTGCATTTAAACTTTTTGCTAAGGGATATGATATTTGTACATAACCACCCGTTTTGCTTTTTTCGACATTCCCCCCGACCACAATGTTGTCAAAAGCCTTTCCACCGATACTTGTTTTCAAAGCTTCGGTTGTAGTTGATATTGCGCTATCAACATCAGATTTAGTCATCCGGTCTGAAATTTGTTTAGCCTGTGCTGCCAAACCATTTACAGGATCATTAATTGTTGATTCTAAGTTTTGAGTTTTTTTAGCTAAAGCAGTACTTTCAGTAACATACGTTTGTTTAAATTCATTTAAATTTGCTGATACTTGATCGAATGCTGCATTGAAGTCGTAAGGACTTGCAATCCAATTATCTGTAGTTATGAATTCACCTTTAACCAATACAGCCCAATACACAGTACCAACACTTTGCTTGTCTGCAGTTGGTCTGCTAAGCATATAAAAGTTAACTTCTTTGGCGGTACCAGCTGAAGTCTTCGTAAAAGTAATTTTGCTTATTACCTTACCTGAAGTGTTAATAACCTGCTGTAAAAACTGACTTCCTCCACCAGCATATACAGCTAAATTTGAGTTTGTGTCACCAGCACCACGTGTATGCTCTGCACACCAAAGAAGAGTGTACTTTGCTCCTACTTCCCAGTCTTCACCAAGCTTATAGCGTAAATGAGGATATGAAACGCCATCGTAGTTTCCTACCACATTAGAGTTAATCAACAAGTTCGTACCTGCTGGGGCCGACTTGTTAAGATTTGCAGATAAAGTATTCGCCTGTTCTGTAACAACTTTAATCAGTCCAGCTTGTTCAGATACTTGAGAATTTGTGGTTTGTAATGCTTCAGTTGAGGCTTTTTTACTTACTTCGGTATTGGTTATTGTTAGATCATTTCTAAGTTTTGAAATATCTAAACTTTGAGACGATAAAGTATCGCCATGCTTCTTCACTTCAGCTTGAGTAACTTTAATCGCTTCCGCATTAGCATTTAATGAACTTTGAGTATCCCGTGGGCTTGGGCTCCACGCTGTAGCTTTGTTACCAGCTTCGATCTGTAATTTTTGAATTGTAGGAATTCGACCTGTGCCATATGTACCATAAAACTCAATAGTCGATTCAGTTGTGCTACCAGTGTGTAATTTAGGAAACACAGTAACTTCAAATTTTTGAAATTCACTTGCTTTGGTGACTGTTACGGATGTTGTGAAGAAATGAGCGGATCCATTAGATGAATATACTTGTACAGTTCCAGCAACCGGTACACTCACTTCAAAAGAAATCGTAACCGGCTTATCTAAATTTTCGTCATAAAAAGCTTTCAACTCTTTGCTACGTTCATACATTAAGTATTCACGGCTTGTTGCTGCTGTGGATGTTCGAGGCGCTTCTGAATTAGCTACGGCGTTTACACCACCAATCTTAATGTTATTCACAGCAGCTGTAATATCAGTCGCCACACGCCCCATGGCGCTATCAAGATCACTCTTTGTAGCTGTTTTCAATAATGCTTGAGAGTTGCTCTGAATGCCTGTTTCAGCATTCTGCATTCTTGATTCAAGCTTACTGGTTCTTTCAGCTTCAGCTTCTGTTCTGTTAGTTGCTGTTTTGAATAAATCATTTGCAGTTGCTGTTGCATCATTAGCAGAAGCTAAAGAGTTGTTATCTTCAACAATAATGTAATTAAGCTGACAAATTCCTGTCTGAAAGTTGTAGTTAGCAATAAACATTGGGGCATAAAATTCAGCCTGTGCTGGGAATGTGCGTGGATTTTCAATTGTCCCTAAACCAGTTGCTGCCCCAGTAGACTTACCTTTCATGTATAGAACTACTTCTTGCCACTCACCTAAATTAGGTTTAATGGCTGACAATAAGTAGTTAGACGAACCCATATCTCCTGCAAGGGAGTTTGTAGTAGTTACATATTTACTTTGGTCTGCATTTTTACATGCAACACCAAGATAAATAGATCCAGTTTCCCCAAGCACACGGCGGAAGCGTGCACGCACTCGATACAACTTATTTGGATCAATTTTTTGGAACTCGTTCCAGTGAACCCATGCTTCATCATTACCGGCATTATTCCCAAGCTCAAGAATATAACCACCTAATGCATCAGCATCTTGAATTACTTTCGCTTCACCTGTGGTACGCCACTGTGTCCAGTCGTCAATACCTTTTGACGTTACGACTGCACGAACCCCTGACGTTACTTGAGTTTGAGACTTTAGGCTTAATAAATTTTGAGAAAGTGCTTCTGTAGCTTTTACCGCCGTTGTACCTGTTTGCTGCGCTTCTGCTGCATTATCGAAAGCAAGTTTAGCAATATCATCAGTAGTTTTAAGTGATGATGAAAGGCCATTTATTCTTGTATTTGTATTACTTTCTAAGGTCGAAACACTTTTTTGAACATCAGTAATTTGACCTTGTACCTTTAAGTTTTCTTTAGAGATACTTGTATCAAGTTCACTAAATTTAGAAGTAGTAGACTGTTCAAATTCTGCTAGTGACTCAGTAACTTCTAGAATTTTTGCATTAGATTTCCGATCAGCCTCTTCTAGTGCTGCTTTCGTTTGGTCGATGCGTAAAGATAAAGCTTTATCCCCATCAGCAACTGATTGAGCAATTGTTGCTAAATCTGACGTTGTTTTAGTTTTATTCGAATTATAGTCAGTCTTTAGTTCTTCAAGTTTTTTTGCTTCAGAAACAAGCTTTTCATCTACAAGTTTTACAGATGATTCAACCTTTTCGATATATGAAGCATTACCAGTAATTTGATCACGCCATGCTTTTGGAATAGTGTCATTAAGTGCTGTAATGTCCCAGACTTCATAATCGGCAAGGATTACGTCCACTGGGTTTGCTGTGCTTGGTAAAGGTGGATTAGTGCCAGCAATAACACGGAAATGCCCATGGATTGCTGCAGGCGCATCATAGCCACACTGAACAACAGAGTAGTAAACCTCAAACTTACCTGTGCCCTCTTTATTTCCAAGTACTCGTAAATATCCTCCTGTGCCTGTAGCGTTGCCGACTGGTAACAAATATGTCCCTTTTGGCATTTTTATAATTTGTTTTATTAAAAACGTTTTATTAGGAGCAGCAACAAGAGTTGGAACAGTCGGATACCAGCCACCACCTAAAGAAGCAGTGGATCTTAATAGCATCTCATGGGTACTATTTACTGGGTTATCAGAAGATTTAGCTTGTCTAGTAAACGTTGAACCTGAAGGTACAACATAAGCGCTTAAACCCCCATTCCCAGATAGAAATGTAGGATCGTCACGTAAAGGCTTACCAAGTGATTGCATTCGCGCTAACTCAGTAGCATTTAACAAACTTGCATTTGTGGTATCTAAACTTGCTTGAATTTGATCAGTCTTTTCAGCAACAGATTTACTAAGATCAACTACTGTACGTTCAACACTATTAATTGCCGCTTTGTTATCACCAATTTGAGACTGGGCAGTACTAATTTGTTCAGTAATAGCTCTATCTTGAGCAGCAAGGGTTTTAATTTCTTCTGAAATTAAGGCATTTGATTTACCCAATTCAGTTTGCATTTCAGCAAACTTAAGCTCAAAACTTTTTGTTAATGCCTCTTTATCATTTGCACGTGCTTCAGCTTCAGCTAGAAGACCCGAATCGACTTTCTTATCTAGGTCAACATACTGGGCTGCAACTTGATCAACTTTTTTAACTGCAGCTTCAGTTTGGTTAACAATAGGTTCAATTTTTTGATTGATGAGTGTATTAGTTTCTTCACCTAATGCTAATTTAGCATCATCAATCATTTGACCAGCTTTTACTAAGTTTTGATCAATGTCTTGTTTTAAGACGGCCTTAGTTTGATCAATAACAATAAGAGTATCAGCAGCTTGTTTTTTACGGTCTAGAACTTCTTGATCAGCTACTTTTTTTGCGTTTTCTGCGACTAATCGAATTTCATCTGCATCACTTCTTACATCAGCAATGATTGAATCTGTTTCTCTTTTAATAAATCCGATTTTGTCATCGAGTTCTTTTTCAGCACGAATTGCACGTTGCTGAGCATCTGCAACCAGCGCTTCATTCGCTTGAATAGACTGATCAATACGTTGATTGGCTTCATCTAAACGAATATTGGCATCACTTACATGCTGCTCAACAATCTGTTTAGTATCAATAATTTCTTGATCAATATAAGCTCTTACTTCATCAACCTTACTTTGTGCAATTTGACCAACTTCTTTTACTTGATCATGTATTTTTTGCACTTCTTCATCAATATGATTGATACCTTCTTCAAGCAATTTATAGGCATCAGAATCTTTAATATTTTCAATTAACTTTTCTACTTCTTTTACTTTTTCTTCAATCGCTTGATTAGTTTGCTCACTATTTTCAATCTTTTCCCCTTGTTCTTTTAATTCTTCCTTAAGCCCTTCTAACTTATCAAGAGCATCTTTAAATGCACCTTCAATGGATTTAGGGTCGATTGGCACACCTGCAACCGTAAGCGTTGTGCCTACGGCCATACTGCCTGCAACAGAACTATTGCCTGCAACTGAAGTATTACCTACTACAGTGCTATTACCCGTTAATGTGCTATTACCAGTTTGTTGTGTATTAGCTTGTACATTCATCAACGGCGTTTTGATCGAAACGGTTGTGCCAGAGTCTACTTTTAAATTTTCTTTAGAGATAAATTCAATATTGTCTTGTCGAATACGGCGCACTCCCACAATCGCGCCTTCTCCATGACTGACATAACTATGGATTACTGGACGTTCTTCATTACCATTTTCAAAGAAGACATAGACGTCTTCCCCATCCACAATTTGAATTTCTGTATCTAAATCACTATCGCCGACTGGATATGCAAAAGTTGCTGTAATTCCTTCACTTGCGCCATCAGTTAAACCATGAATGTGTACTTGTGCAGTACGACCTTTTGCGTTGTAACTTAAAATCTTTGCACGTTTTAAACCATTCATATATTTGACCTACAAATTAGCAATCCAGAACTTTGATGAAGTCCCCATTGATCCCCCGATTGCGCCTGTATCTATATGATGTGCAGCAGTTAAAACGACATACTTCTTACTATCTATTTCGAATATATCGCCTGCATTCCAGTTCAAATTTAGTGGTCTAATAATGGTCCCGCGCATGATCAAAACTTTTTCCAAGTTTTTGACTTGTCGGGCATCTAAACCAGCTCTTTGCGTCACAGTGTGGCCTGGGGTTATTGAGTCATCACCAACAACCGTTGAACCGTTATTCTCAACTGTGACAAAAGATGATTTTTGCATCAGTTCCAAAGGTTTACTGGATATCCAAACGACACTGCTAGGATCTAGTTTTGTGATAGGTTCCTTTTTAAAGAAAGAATCAATTTTTTGAGCAGACACTTTATTATTTTGAAAGCAAATTACAGCCGCTTCTTGTTGTAGATAATGAGCCAAGCGCTGTGTAGGCATACTACCCTTTAAACAAACAAATTTAGGCAAAGGTAAATCACTGCCCAGACTGATCGTTGCACCACAAGCTCGAATTACTGAATTAAAAGAAGTTTCATTACTAATAATTGCTTGCTTTGAATATTCAATAAGTCTTTTACAACCAGCCAAAATACCAATACATGAGATGCCACCTACTCGCCGATCTTGTTTAATAGTCTGAGTTTTTAGAGGGGTTACTTTGATAAGTTCGAAAGGATGAGATATGTCATTTACAGTAAGTAGCTCCCCTTCTTTTAAAAGGGAGTCTAATTCAGTAGTAGATTGAACTGTGAACTCAATGGATGCAGGAATAGGTACGAGATCAGTTCTTAAAGTTGCACTAATCAGCTCAGATGCTGGAATAATTTTACCCGCAGATACAATGGTGATTTGCATTAACGGTTCCCCAAGTTAAAATTAAAACTCATTGGGGCCATACAAAACGCAAGTTTAGGCAAAGCGTCTTTCTTTTCATTATAGTTCTGTTGAGCTTCTGATACAGATAGCCCATAACTTTCGACTCCGAGCCCACGAGTAGCTTCAACCAATCTAGCTTGCAAAAGATCACAGTGAGCTTTTACTAATGGTTGGATGATTACGTACTCATCACCGCTAAGTACGATAGTTTCATTCAGTTCAATACTCGTGGTAGCTTTAGTTTGACAATCTAAAACAGCCCATCCGGCATAATATTTTGCCTCATCTAAAAATGCTTTCACGATATCATCAAGCAAAATTGAATAGCCAGATAATTGATATTCTTTATAGAGTTCTTCTGAAAGTTGCTGGATAGAACCAGCAACTACAGCATAACCTTCAGATTCAGGTAATAACTTCATAGCCATTACCCAAATAGATTGCCCAGTTGACGACCAACGCCTTGCACAGCATTTGCAAGATTAGTTGCTTGTTGAGCAGTATTGATCACTTGCTGAACTCGATTAACAAGCTCAGCTGTACCATCAATTTCTTTTTTACCCGGCTGAATACTGCCGTTGGTACCAATGTTTGCGAAGCTACCAAAGTAGTTATAGTCGATTGGGCAAGAAACTGTCATTACTTGTGATCGGCTATCAGAATCGTATTCAGCAGATTCAAAACGAATAGCACAGTTTTCAAGTGCATATGAGCGGGTAAAACTTCCTAATCGGCCATCGTAATAATCACCATGGATTATTCCTCCACTAGCTACGACATATTCAGCTAGTAGTTGATCATGTCCTGCTTCAGTTACTAGGATTTGAAGGTTGCCTGTATAATGGGTTTTCGGGGGACCAGCAACAATTCCTGTAAAACCACCCGCATATTGAACTTCTGCTGGATCTTCATTACTCACAATCGGACGTGGGCAACTTTTAAATAAGAAGCGAAGATCTTCCATGCCACGAGGAACAAACATCCCCTGACATGCTAATAAGGGGGAACCAAGTTGCTGTAGAGCAATGTAATCTTGTTTAAGCTGATTTAGTAAAATCGGATTAGATTGTTGCATATTTCTCATGCTCAATAGCTTTAATATGACCCAAGATTAAAAGGTTATATCCACTTAAAATTTGATTGGTTCCATAAAAAAAGCCACCCTAAAAGTAGCTTTTTAAATCTGCTTTTTATCCAATATTTGGTGGTACTCGCAGAACCTGTAATGAAGGTACACCCCGATCTAGCGCATCTTGGACACAACGATAATCAGGATTATTTGGTTCATAACCAAGTTCACCACGGATATTACCCTTATGTATTGTCATCGGTGCATCAAAACGCCCGCGCATAAAACGACCAATAATAATTGTGTCAGTTAATGATTGATTGGTCTTTGTTTCTGTTTTATCAGTTTTTTTCTGATATTGAATACCAGGCGCTTCACCTATGATTTGAGTTGTATTCATTAGTATTTCCTTAATTAAATGGATTATAGGTAAAGCCAAAAAATGACCTTACCTATGAGTAATTAGTAAATACCTAAGCGTTTACCTTTTTTGAATGAACGTAAACGCTTGTTGATTGCATTCGCAGTAAAAGCATGAAGTCGAGCTTTTTTCATACCAGCTTTTTGTGCTGCAGTTAAACGGACCTTTTGACCAGGTAATCGTTTATTCACAACGGTTTTGATACCTTGACGAATAGCCAGCACACCACGGTAGTGAATTTTTCGCCCATTTACTTTCCGTTGGCTAAATGCTCCATTTCGAGCTTTAATTTTTTTAGCCATTGAATCGAAACCTTCTTCAGTTTCATCTGCTTCACCGAAAATAAACTCTCGAACGAGTTCTTCAAGTTCTGGGCCATCGTCTGGCATATTAGCAAGAACTGTATTGGCTGCTGCTTCTAACGCCGCGTCAGCAACTTCTGTATCATCACTAAAGATCTCTTCAATATCAGAAGCGTCAACGCCGAATGTTAAGAAAGCATCGGACAGAGATGCCATTAAAGCGCTTTCATAGATTCCTTCTTCATCATCTGCACCATCTAATGCATCGACAATTAATGCGTCTAAATGATCAACGCCCAGTTCACCATCTTCAAGCTTCCCTTCACTGATTGTATCTACCGTATCGGATAGAATGTTCAGAGCAATTTGTCGTACTTGTTCAATCACAGATTGCTGTTCTCGATCAGTACTTGAAACCTTACTTACAACGGTAGAAATATTCTCCGCTGCTGAATCAAAAGCACGTAAAGTTAATGGTTTTTCAGTAGTGGGTCCAAATGGATTCATCTTGATAGATCCTTAATAAAATTATTTAACTAAAACGTCGTCATCAAAAATTGCGGCACGAGTTGTACCAACAACTCCATGGGCTAAATAGAGTCGTACACGCTCATATGGATAGTCTTTGTCAGGTATTAAACTGAACTCAAAAGGTTTACCCCCTAGATCTTCAGCCGGTTGTAACCAACCGGTTGTCTCACTAGAAGCGCCCTCTAAAAACTCTTGAATGTCATCACCAGCTTTTTTGATATAGTCCGGTGTAGCTTGGAACATATAAGTCCGCAGGATCTCGATACATTTATTCGTAACCCGAGCCGAAATCTCCGCGGCGGGAACTAAACGCAAAGCACTATTTTTGCTTTGGTATTGGGTAAGCACATCACTTAATACAAATAATGTAGTTTCAAACTTAACTGGACGAACTACATTTACTTTAGCCTTAGCCAACATTTCTTGAGTCTGTTCATCTTCAAGATCAATATTCGGCATCTGGCTTAAGTTTTTTGCTGTAAAGGGATAATCTTTCCAAGCTACTGCATTTTTTAACGGCGCAAAGCCTTGTTTATTTAACTTTGCATTACGTAATAATTTATCGCCGATGTAATGGCCCAAATAATAAGCTGGTACCTTACGACCTCTTAGCGTGACAGCATCAGATGGGCGGCAAAGGTTCGGGCTCCAAATGAATTGAACAAACTGTGATTGAGCATCTACACTTGTCGCAAATTGAGCTGCTTGCTCAGCTGTAAAAGTTGGGTTGATTTCAGCATCCAAAGGAATACGTAATTTTGTAGCTGCACGTTGAGCCGCAACATAAATTGGTAAATCATGAGGATTTGGTAAAGTCAGATATGCTGGTGTGCTTAATTGGCTTGTCAGAATTTTATATAGTTCATCTGGATTAAATGACGGTAACGATTCGTCTTCCAATGCCAACGTTTTTGATGCACGACCTAAGCTATTTGATTCGTTATAAGCATTAGATTTGAGAATTGCTTGTAACGCATCAATACCTAACGATAAATCAAATCGCTCGAAATATTCTTTCGCATCAGCTACAGCAACAATCGAAGCGGAATTTTCAATGTCTCCATCTACTAATCCCTGAACAGTAACAATTTGGTCACCAGTTACCGCATCACGTATTTCTAAACGCATAGAAATATCTGCAGGTCCACGTGGGCTTGAAACTTTCGCAAAAAATGCCACATTGATTTCTGCACTAGCAAGATAACTGTATGTATCAAATTCTAATTTGAGTGATGGACTGTCCCCTGCTACAAGGGATAGTTCACCTGTACTTGATAGAGCAAGTATATTCATTACACTACACGCCCAAGGCTATTTGTTTTAAGTATTTTGAGCCGTGGGAGTTTTTGATTTTCTGGCTAGTTCCAATGTAAAAAAACCACTCGAAAGTGGTTTTTTATTTCCTAAATTTTATAATCCGCTAGCAGGTTCCGTAGGCTCTTCTGCCTCAGTAGGTACAATTTGAAGTACATTACCTTTCAAGCCATTAATTTGATCTAGGTTATCTAACAATTGTTTATGAGCTTCGTCACCAATCAAAGTGAATGTGACCTTTTGACCAGCTTGTACTAAAACTTGTGTAAATGGTTCGGTAATGTCACTTAAACCTTTATTTTGAAGTGTAATACTTCGTTCAGTTGGTTGATCACCTACAGCATCCATAATTGGGTTCGTGCCATCAATAATGAAAATAGTCATCTTGTTACTCAACAGTTAGATTCTTACCAAGCCCCTTCAACTGACGTATGTTTTCCAGTACTTGATGTTTAAATGTTTGGTTATGACACGTAATACTTGCTGTTTTACCTGCCTCAATAGCAACACGTGATAACGGTTCTAAAACAGTTGAAAATCCGTTATTAGTCACATTAATAACTAGAAGATCTACATTACTAATGGTAGAACCAGAAAGATTTTCCACAATTTGATGTTCGGCCATGGGAATATCAGTTTGTTGTGTCTTATTTGATGATTCAGTTGAATTTCCATTATCTTTAGTACTGGAATCTTCATTATCTGAATCGCCATTTTTCAAATCAGTAGGTTTCTTACCTTCATCTTGGGAAGCGCCGTCTTCAGGACCTTGGCTATTTAACAAATCACCTTGGTCTGAAGCTTTTTCATCACCAGCTTGGGTATTCTGTGTTTCTGTAGTTTTATTGGTTTTATTACGTGTGTTTTTTGGTTTATTAGTCGCTTGTTCGTCAGTTGAAGCTAAAGTTTCGTCAGTGTTTTGTGTTGCTGTAGCCATGAGATTTTCCTTTCAATAAATAAGGGAAAAGGCGCATCGAAATGCGCCTTAATTTGTATTACTTACGATTTTTTAAGAGATGGCATATTGATGCAGTGAATGACATAGCTTTGGTCAGCGTATCGATCCAATGGGTTCATTTCTGCAGCTTGAGAGCCAATTAAAGTAAGTACTGATTCACGTGCATCTGGACGTGTTTCAATAACTGAGAGTGGGGTTTGAATAAACCCAACAAACGGCGCTCGAATTGGCTCATTCCCACGACCAACTAAAAGCATATCAAATGCTGTATCTGCTTCAGCTACAAGCTCTTGTGCTGACGGTGCGTGGTAAACGTTTGTACCATCTGCAAGTTTACCAATACGAACAATTTGCCCATATCCAGCAGAGTACCCAGTTTTTGTCGGCATCTTATCGCTAGATAGTTGGTTAAAGAATACTGCACCACTATCCCCCACATACAAATCGTAAGCAACAGTAGAGCCACCAGTACGCTGATTAATATCCATTTTTGCAGCAGAAATAAACTTCATTACTTCGCCAAACAGATCGCCAGTGGTATTAAACGCTGCTGCTAATTTACCAGTCACACCACGAGAAGCATCAAAAGTAATTTCATGGCCTGAGTATTCAGCCAAATCTTTTGCTTCACCTAAAAGACGGACCGTTTGTTCCAAGAAAACTTTACCCTGAATAATTGCCAAAGCTTGACCTAAGAAGCCGAGTTTGAGTTCATTATTCAACTGAGTCTGCAATAAAGTTGCTGCGGTAACCTGTGCCATAATTGGTGAAGCCACCAAATTTTCATATTCAGGTTCAAAATCAACACCTACAGGCGTCATTAAGAAGTTACCGTTACCATCACGCGCATCAAAATCAGCTACGAGATGAACTTCAACTTTAGCACCAGCTGGTAAAGCTTCATTTAAGGTCACGCTAATTTTGCTAGCAGAAAGGTCAATTTCACTACCAACAACACGATACTCTACGCCGTTTACAATTACGCTTTTTTCAGCAATAGCAGAAATCTTGCCTGAAAATTTTGATTTACTGCGGTTTCGAGTATGCGCAACTTCTTTACCGTTGATTTTGATTGAAACATTACCAGCAATAAACGGCAGTAACTTCGCATTTACATCTGGCGTTTTTGCCTTGAAATCTTCATAGCCAGTTCGTGCTACCACTGAGTAGGTTGTACCTGCACCACCATTTGACAATGCAAAACGTAAACGGCCCTCTACATAAGGCTTTGAGGCATTTGCACCGTCTAAGTATTCTGATTTCTTCATTGCACCAAAATCACGATTGGTGACAAAACGAATAGATACTAACGGTACTTCATTTGAACCATTAGAGTTTGGAATCATTGCAACAATTGGCGTTGCATAAGCGATAACGTTTGCAATAGTTGCTACAGTAATCGCTGGGACGATACTTACAGATTCATGATGCTGGTGATTTACATCATCAAATCCAGATTCATTAATACTGTCATAATAGCTAATGGTATCAGTAGGCAAAGAACCAGCTTGTTTTGCACCACTTAAACCAGCAGTTAACGCAGCTGCAATGATTGAAGGATGGGGTAAATCACCGCCATGGCGTGCTTGATATTGTGATACCCCAAACATCACAGCTTTATCAACTTCTGGCGCATATTCGATGCCAATTGAATCAAAAATTGCTTTTAATACTTCTGGGTACTCTTCTGCCGCTGTTTGTGCACTATCAAACCCATTTTCAAGCTCATCAGGACTTTTGAAATAGTAATTTCGGCACTGAGCTGTAGCAATTTGTTGAGCCTCATACTTTTTACGAATTTCGTCTGATAACACAGTCATTTTAAACCAGCCTTTGGCTTTCTATGTAAGATGAAGAAAGTCTGACATGGGCCATTTTTACTAATTCTGGTCGGTTCCAAATATAAAAAAGTCCCCAATAATGAGGACAAAGAAAATGTAGCTAAAGGACCATCGCAGCCCTTTATTTATATAGCTAAATGTCTGCGCGCTCATTCTCACGCTGTCCTTTGTTATCTGTTGTAGAACTAAGGTTTTGCTGACGTTCAGGCGCGCCAAACTTGTAGCAATCAGACCAATGTGATTCATGAATAGAGCGCTCAAGTCGTAATTGACCTAAGCGACGACAAAACTTTTGAGCGCCTTTATCCATTTGCCACCGCCTAACTTTGTTTTAGTTGCAGCGGTATCAGGGGCAAGTGCTGAACCTAACGCGCTGGTCTGGTTTAGAGTGCGACGCTGTGCTTTTTTAGCATTGGTTTCAGTAACAGCGTTTTGAGCTGCTGCTGCCGCATCTGCTTCTGGATCTTGTCGAACGGGTTTGCTACCGCACATAGTTATTTCTTCCGTGTCCAGCCTTTAGGGCTTAAGTAAGGTGTGCCAGCTTGTACCGTTTCTGTTGGCACATTAGCTGCGTCAGGTGTTTTAGCCCCTTCACGGCGCAATTGGCCTTTCAGCGCTTGATTGTTTGCTTCGGCTGCTGCTAACTGCTGACGTAATTGTTCAACCAGTGCCGTTTGATCAACCGTTGATTCTGTCTCAGACCCAGCATCACCAGTCTGTGCCTGATCTTCTGTCGATTGATTAGCGTCTGGTTGTGTAGCATCCGCTTGCTGTTCAGTTGCTTTAGTTTCATCAACTGTTGTTGGCTCTGGTGCTGCACCAGGTGTTTTAATTTGTCGATTACCAGCCATAAAAAAGCCCCATTCGTTGTGAATAGGGCTAGTTTTGGCTTAGCGGTCTTTAGGTTTGCTGTGTGATTATCTTGTTGTTATGGTGTCTATATCTTTATATTCCAGAACTTTAAAAACATCTTCTTTAGGATTAATCTCTTTCAGCAATACCTTATCTCCACTCATATCAATTAAATGCCATTTTCTTGAGTCATTCTTTATGACTACCACACTATTTCCTTTGTTATTTTTGACTAATTTTCCAGCATCATACCCACTAACATACGGCAAACAAAATATTAATAAGATAATTACAATTTTAAATACATTATCAAATATTACTTCTTCTCGTTTGATTCTAATTAATGGACCAACGAACAAAGGGTCAGTATATTTTCTTTTTTTATAACCTAACGAAACTAAAAACATGGATGTTAAAAAATAAAATATAAACAAAACCACATCAAAATAATTAGAGATCTCTAAGTTAATACTTAATAAGTTCTGAATAAATCCATTAAAGCTTGTATACAAAGCTATAAAGCATAAAAAAATAACAGATACAGATCTTTCAGAAAATTTTAATCCAAAGATGCATCCGACAAAGATCCCACCTAAAAAAATTAAAATAACTTTAAAAGATGAGATAAAAAGAATTTGAGGCGTTAAATTTTGTATATACCAGCCAACCCCCAAAGCATTATAAAACCCAATTTTAAAAGTTAAAGAGACACCAACACTTAAAAAAAACAATATTGTTAGTATCTCAATAAAAGAGGCTCTTTTTAAATATTCGATAATAAAATTCATTTTTTAGCGAAACAATTAATAAATTCCCCAATAATTTAAATTAAATTCTACGTTTCTTCACCTTTTATTGCATCCCCCTTGAGCGCTTGCTCTAACCCCAATATCTTTTCGATATCATCTGCCTGACTTAACAAGATGTTTTGCTCACGCTCTGTGTATACTTAAGACTTAGCTGCACTTCTATCCGCTTACCCCACTAGAAACATAAATTTCCACACTATTTCCTGCTTTCACTTTATAACGGAGCTTATCCCAGCAATGTTGTCGAAAAGGTTCAGTATCTGGTGAAGCAGCTGTTAAAGTAAGAATAGGTACCCAGTGTGAATCATTTTGCGGATCTGCATTTGGAACATTACTTCCGAAAAATTCTACTTCGGCCCCGTTCCCGATTACCTGGTAATTAAAAATTGCTGAAGTACATTGTTCAGCTATTTCAATGTCGCCTGTCTTTTTACCTTTTTCATTAAAAACTAAATAACTCATTAACTCTCTCCATCACCATTAGGTGAAATAAACAAATCATCTCTACGGTTTAAAACATACTTACTGCCAAAATCTGCCATGAGGCTAAAACCAGTAATATTCACAATCTCAAACCACAACATAAGATTTTCATAAATCATTAAACCTAAAAGATCCCCTTCTTTAAGAATCATGTCGGGAATGTTGATTATTCTTTCCAATACATCGTCCAATTCTTCATTGAATGGCTCAACTTGAGCTGTTAGCACCAAATCAGACGAGTTATTCATAGAGAAGTTCTTTTGAATATAACCACCATTAAATTTATCTAAATGAACATATGCGGCCCCTTTATATTCATACTTGTAGTTAGGTTCGTCTTGAATTGATAAAGTGTTTGCTTCAAAAGAAAGTGGATCTAAAGGTTTTGAATCTTCAGCTGGATTATTGAAAACCACTTCTTTACGCCAGACTTGTGCCGGAATACTTGCTAAAGCATTCATCACAACACGTCTAGCTGCTAAACGGCGTCCATTTGCAACATGATTTACTGATCTATTTAGCATTTCGACTTAAACCCTTCATAAAGACATTTAACATGTCATTGTCGATTGCGCCTGATTTATGTAAGGCTTGAATTCTTTCAATTTGACTCGCTTTAATAGTTTCCACTTCAAAACGTTTGAGGGTTTTTAATTCGCGTTCTAAGAGCTTTTTGGCAACTTTATCAGCTCTACGCATCATTTCTTTTTCTGCTTTTTGGATATTGGCTTTGATTGGCTTAACAGAACCATTCATCAAATCCATTACTTGCTCGTTAATTGAATTCTGTATTTGCTTATCTGTTTGCTTATACCTTGCACCTACTTGTTTCTTACGGTCTTTCTCTACTTCCTTTTTAAGGTAGGCAATCCCTGCTGGTGAACTAATCCACTTAACAACGCGCAATACATGCTTACAAGCCACACCGGATAAATGCGGGTTACGTATTTTCGGAAAGCCGCCCTCATCACGTCCTAAATTGTAGCCGCCAATAGTTGCCATATAGCGGTACCAGAATGTATGACGTTCGCAATCACACTGAAATTTGATTTTGCCTTTAGCCAAGCGGTTTTTTACAGTGGTTAATGCCTGCTTGTCGATATCAAATACGACAGATTTAAAGTTTGAAAACTCAATCTCAACGTGATGATTTAAGACTTTACTATTTGGACCGGCATTCGTAAGTAAGTGCACTAAACCAGCTTTTCTGCTGACTGGTACCGCCAAATATATTTGCTCATTTGCACGGTCAATATCATCTTGTCGGCTTAAATTAATGATGTTTTGAGGGGTAATACCCTTACTATACTGATCTTTTAATAACTGAATGTTTTCCTGAAATGCCAAAATATCATCACGGGTAATACGCCGTGGCACTTCCCCATTTCGCTGACCTAAGGTTGTAAAAAGCACTCTCTCTACATCATATTTTTCGCCTTGTGCAATATCTTGTGGCCGCAAGAACATAGGCTTAGGGATCTTTCTTCCCCAATCATCATATTCAATTTCTTTTTCGGCAAATGCCCGCTGTTCTCTATCTGCTCGCTGGCGACTCTGTTGATCTCTACGAACTCCACCATTTTGTAAAGATTGGTTTAATTGCAGCTGGGCACGGCGTAAATCATCTGGCTTGAATGCTGACATATTAATTATCCTGCAAGTATTCTTTTTGAAGTCTTAAAAGATCAACGAGCCTTGGAAATGCTACCTTTTGTAGTGGTAGTTTTTCCCAAATGCCGTTGGCACCACAGGCCACTAAAACCGCATCGATATGATTTCTTGAACCATAAAGCTTGTAGCTTAAGAGTGATGGATCTTGCGATTCATCCTCTTTAATCTCCCATACAATCAAGTTCTGAATATTATTCTGTTGAAGATTTCGGTGAATTAAATCTCTGATAGCATTTCGATAGTCATTTCTCATACTGTTTCACCTATTTAAGCTTTAACAGTACTTACACGAGCAAAGCCACCAATCCCAGCTTTACCGCTGTTGCCATTACTTTCAGTAGTGTGACCAGCTTCGCCAACAACTAAAGTCATATACTGAGTTTTTTCGGTTGAATTCACATATCGGCAAATGAGTAATCCACCACTTGCACCACCACCACCAAGTGCCCAGCCATCATCTCCTACACCATTAGCACCATCACCACCAGCACCCCAGTTTGATACTGGACTTACTGATGCACCGCCTTTGTGGTTTGTTTGGTTTGCAGCTGTACCAGCGTTACCAAGCTTGCGTGAAATTTCGGTAATGTTTGATGTCACAGTGATTACACCTGCTAAACCACCAGCACCATTTGAGAAAGCACTACCATTCGACCACTGACCACTTGTACCGCCCTTACCGCCCCCAACAACCGCCAAATCAAGTTCATTTAAACGTAAGCGTGTATCTGTACCACTGGTCCCATGTGCCAATGCTCCTAACTCCCAGACACTGCCACCACCAGCACCACCAGCACCAACCAATATGAATTCTTTTTGTTCTTTTGGTTGAATTGGAATGATATAAACACCTGGTACTGTGTAATCGCCATTACCATCGTTTAGTGTTTCTGCAGCTACCTGAACAACGGACCAATTCACAGTACCTGAATACCCTATCCGGTTTTGACCTGAGCGGTCCCAAACTTCATATGAAAAACCCTTTTCAGCACGAGTAAGCTTCCATGCTTCATGTGAGCTTTCTGGTGTTAAATAGATTGCATACTTTGAATCACGTAAATCAGTAACTTTGCCACCTAATTCAACTGTTGCTGAGCTACCAATATTTACACCTGCTCCAATTAATTTTGGATATTGAGCATCTAAGTTTTTCTTGAAATCGATTAACTGCTGTAACAAATTTTTGGAACTAAGATCTAGATCATCAATCTGTTGTTGTAAATCATCGTCTTTGGCTTTTACATCTTTTTCAAATGCATATTGGGGGTGCGGATCCTCATGCTGATTATGTTCAGTCATGAGCTTACGAATTAACGCGCCGTATTGTGGGTGTGGGTCTTCATCTGCACTATGCTGATTCATCAACATCACAGCTATTGGTGTGTTTGGATCAATCTTGATAGTTACGTTTTTTAAATTAACGTCAGTTAAAACAAATCCAAATGTAACAATGGCTACTACGTTTGCATGTAAAGACATGATTGATTGAGCAGCTGTAGTCGAGGCCACCGCAAGTAAAGTGCCATCTGATAGGTAAATACCCATCTCAAACACTTCCATTGTTAAAGTGGGCTCAATACTCATTACAAAACGCAAAGTACCCGTTTCTGTATCTACACCACCACCGTTAAGAGAAAATCTAGCTAATTCATTTTTAAGAGAAGTTAGGTTTTTCGCTTCTACTGATGCATCAAATTTGCCGGTACCAACAGCAAGATGGGTAAGCTCCCCACCAAAGCTAGCAACATCACCCACTTTATTTAATGCATTCCGACCTGCGTCAGTTAAAAAGAAGTTAATAGCCATAACCCACCCATATGATTTATTGATCTATGGTAGTTATGAAGAATAGGTATTTAAGTGGGCAGTTCCATATAACTAATCATTTTCTTTTTCAGCTGCTTCTCTTAAAGCACTGAATCTTGACTTACGTTCAGCTTGTTCACGGCCTTCAGGTGTATCGTCAGTGACATTTACAGTTTCGTAAGCTTCAGTGTAGTGAACGTTTTCCAAGAATAAGAAAGCAAAAGCATCACCGATATCCGGTGATTTAATTCCCATCCGTTTCATTTCATCTTTGCTTAAGATTTTATAACGAGCAAAGTCATCAAAACGGTATGGAACGTGGATTAACTGATCTTTAATTTTCACATTGTGTTTCTTCGTTTTTATTTTAAAACGGCCACTTGCGATTGCTCGAGCTAAGCCCACATAAGCTAATGACCGTTTATTTGTAAACTCTTTTCTATTGTCATTACTAAAACATTGTGAGCCCCAATAAACAGGAACGTAGAAAATACCTTGCTTTTTAAGGTATTGGCCTAAACCTTTACCCGCCCCGTTATCATCTACAACCAAGTTAGCATTTGGGTACTGTAAAAGTAGCTCATTAATCTTTGCAAATAGTTCTAAGATATCATCTCTGTTTTTGCATAATGGAATATCTACAACTTCTACACGGCGTGCACGCTCTCCCCATTGCGCTTCACCCCAAACTTTAGAAACAACAATTACTGAATCGTCACGGCCAACACCACCACCAACATCAACAGTAATGACATAACCGAATTGATGGTCATCAAAAATACTCGCGCCAACATACATTTCTTCGGTTTGACGCTTGGTGATTAAGAACTCATCTGATAAGTCTGGGAATTCACCTAAAACACGAATCTTATACTGAGCATCTTCCCTGCTGCCGTATTTTTGCCGTTGTTCCTGTAAGGATTGTTCACTAACTAGTGGTGACTCTTCCCCGTTAAATGTGAGTGCAATCCAAACACCACCAGCCCGATGACTTAACTTGTGATGAGTCTCATAGAACATACCCGCGTTACGGGTAGGCTGTGAGGTCATTACTGCACGGTTGTCTTCATGCGTTAAGGCACCAAAAGCTACATCAAGGACAGCATCATCTACACCACTGGCCTCATCGACCCAGACCATGTAGTTATCGCCGTGGTTACCAGCTAAGTTTGTAGGTTGATGTTTTGGTGCTGTCTTCGCAAAGACATACCATTTTTCTTTATAGCCTTTGATGTATACGAGTTCAGACTGGTATCCAACATAATCAGCAAGCCAAGCCAAAGGCCCTTGCTTCAATCGTGCTAGATTGATACTGATTTCTTTCCAGACTTGTTTCTTTAACTGCCCAATCTGCGGAGCAGTAAACATCATGATGGATTCATCAAAAAACAAGAGATGCCATAAGGCAACAATACCGGCACTGGCCGTTTTACCAGTGTTATGAAGTACTAAATCATCTTCCCCTAAGAAAAATGGATCTGGATCGAGTACAAAACCGTAATATTTGCCTTCACCTAGCTCAGTAACCGATGTAATTTTTAAAGGCTTATGTTCACCATCTATAAGCCTATAAGATGCAAACTGTTCTCTATTTTCTGGCTTTAAGTTCAGGTATTGAGAAACAAGTAATTCAATCTTGTCGCCCTTGGACCAGCCGTTACCATCGTATAAGGAAATTAAGCAAAGGATGTGGGATTTATTGAAGGTATGAGCTTTACCATTCTCATATTCAAACCGGTACATTTCCTGATAACCGGTTACTGTTTTAATTACATCTAGTTCTGTCCTACCATCTGCAGCAAGAATTTTATGATTTAGGTTAATGCGCTCAACTGGGATAAATTCCCCGTTGGCTAATTTGATTAATGTCCCTTTACCAAAGCAACCATGCCCCGATGCTACTGAAGTACGGCTACCATCAAATGCAATAGATTCAAAAAGTAATTCTTGTTGCCATGTGGGTTCGACACCTAATGCTTCTACGGCGAAAGCATAGATGTCGTATCGATAACGCTCACAAAGTTCCCACCATTCGGGAATTTCTTTTAATGGTGCCAAAGCCATACCGTAAAAACACCATTACTTAAAAGATTGAAAAAGGAAGCATTGTTGGATCTACAGCATCTTCTTCAAACTGATTCCCTTCAGTAATTGAAAAGCCTTTGGCAATTTTCGTACTAGCCCAAACAGCTAACAGGATTGCAATGTGTCCATTGTTTAAGCTGCTGCTATCAAATTCCTGCTGAAGGCCGTTTTTATCGACCTTACGGATTTCAAGTACGTTTTTAGGGTTGTACTGGTTTAGCTTCGGCTCAATTTCAATTAACTTTGCTCTGAAACGAGCTTGGTAAATTGAAATCACTTCTTCTAAATGCTCTTTTGCATTGAAACTTAATTGCCAATTCTGTACTTGGTCCGGTGAGTCAGTTACTACAACTGTTTGATCTCTTAAATCGCTTGGTACGGGCAAATTTGAATAAACAGCTGTTTTTTGAATAACAAGCTCACCTGTATCAGCAAATGCCGCTCCAATAAGTCGAATTGGTTGATCCGAAAACCCAGCAACACGGCTGTCTATACGAATAATTCCAGACATTACATGTATCCTTAGCGCCGTTTGCGTTCTAACTTGGTTTGGCATTCAATGCAGAATTTCACGCCACCTAAAGCACGGCGGCGCTCTGGTATTTCTTCACCACATTCAACACATTCTTTTTCAGATTCGCCTTCAAAACGGCATCGGTTTGCAATTTCTTGCTGCAATAAATAATCAGCACTTTCTTGTGCCTTATCGATTAAGTCAGTCATCTATACGCTCAACTGTAATTTCACCTGTTTCTCTATCACCCTTCACACGCTGGTGATCGAGTGATGTGTACTGATCAGCTTGCACTACAACTTTGTCGTTGATTGCGGGCTGTTCCGTTGCTGAGCCGTCAGGTTCATAGCCATTACCTGTGTTGTTGTCGAATGGACCACCGAAACCGATAACGTTAGGTGTATAACCCACAAGCTGAATATCTACAGTTGAGATAGAAAGATTGATTGCTTCGCTTGGGACTGGTGATGGAAAAAGTTCATTTTCAAAAACAGTGAATGTTGAATTAACAACATGATCATTCCATTGCTGAAATGGCACATTAAAACGGCGGTTATCGCTGCTAGACATGTATGCGCAAAACTGCCCAATGACTGAACGCAGATCATTAGGATTGGTGGCAAAGAAAGCGATTTGAGCACGTACAGTTGTTGGCACCAGACGAACCTTCACCCGTTTCTCATCAATGACCGTTTCAATAAAATCAGGCACTGGTAGTAATTGATTTACATCTGGGGGTTGGTCAGTTAACGCTGTTGCAGTAAGCATTACAGGTAAAAGCACTTTGGACTCTTCCTCATGCTTCTGGCTTTTTCTATATTCAGAAAGCATTGCTTCTGAATCGTCCATCATCCGTGACGGACATGCTTTTATAGCGTTACCAATGGCTCTCAACTTCCAGTCAGCCGTTAATTGTGTCTCAGGCATATACCAAGCACGAAAATTGACAAGCTGCTTATACCAAGCGTTTTGGATGCATTTAAGCGAATCGTTGGGGTAATTCATTTTTACCCCCATACACTAAAGATACTGCCAAAAGACTTTTTCGGCTTTTTAGGTTTCTCTTTTACGTTTGGATTGTCCAAACTTTGAATGATTTGTTCAGCTTGTTGTTGTACTGAATCAAAACTCTTCACAGGATTTACCATACCCGTATAGAGTTCTTTTTTGCGTTCTTCTCTTAGTTGTTGCAGGCGTTTCTGTTTATCAAATTTTTCTGATAATTCACCCACTAATCCTTGAGCATTTCCTAACTCGGTTAATAGATGCAGCTGACTATTGATATTGTCGTATGTCTGTAAAATTTGATCTTCAAGTAATTGGGCAATAATAATTTCGGGCTGTGATAACTGTGAAATATCTGTTGCGCTATCAAAGCAAGAAACAACACCTTCGGGCTCTTCAGGAACAAATAATCCATCAAATAACTGACCATCCCCTACATTACTTGCATAATTTGGTTGTGCAACGAAATCAAAACCAAAAAAACCCGTTGGAATTAAACGGCCACCGACATTCTTGTAATTGACTGATGTGCTAAAACCACCCGCTTGGGCTTTATAATCTTGTAATGCGATCTCACCAGGCTCGTTATCATAAAACTCTTCTCGGTGTTCAACTGTTCCATCCTTTGAAGCACGTAATTCAATTGTTTTAAACGCCCGTGAAAGATATACAACTTTACCTTTAATGATCACCGTTTCAGGCGGCACCATACCATAGCGCTGTCGAATTTGATGACCGTAAAAACCTTGTAATGAATTAGTAGCAACCATTTCTTGTACATGGTCACTGTTGATCAAGTTGACCATTGCATCTACATCGACATTACTTCGATCAACACCGGTAAATTTACGGCATCGGTCATGTAAGTTGTAAGATAGAACTTTTGTCTTTCTATTTTTGCTAGCCATAAAAAAGCCCCAATGCTGTGATTGAGGCTATTGTTTCAGTTGTTCTATAGTTGAAATTTAATCAGTTCCAAATCAAATCTTTTGATCAAACTCAATTAATTCCAATAGCTTGTCATGCTGTTTATCTTCAATGGTTACATCAAAGATGTAGCCACTTTTAAGAGAAATAAAAACATCATAAAAGCGCTCATGGATCATACCTCCTCGATGTTCACTTTCGGAGACTTGCAAACAATCCATTTGAGATAAGTCAATTAATTGAGAACAAGCACGTTTTCTACAAAAGATTTTTAATCGCATACTTCCCCCAATTACTTAACAAGAGTGCCTTCAACACCACGAGCACGGCGCTCAGCTGTACGTTTATTAAATTCTTCTAGCGCACTTTCCATACAAATAATGGCTTGTTTGTTGAACTCACTCGGAAATTTTTCATCCAAGGTTTTAGTACGGTGAATAAGTACTTTTAACAATGCTTCACTGGTAACCCCATTCACACCATGTTCTGGAATTGGGCCATCCTGAAAATGAATACTGATTTCAAAATCTTTTGCATTTTGGTTTTCAGGATTTGCTGAAATCTTATAGTAATGCCCCTGAGCATATTCCGTGATGCCTTCAACCACTTCCCCTTTAATAACTTTATCAATTTCTTGTGGTTCTAATTCATGGCTTGCATATCCTAAGAAATGATCAATTAATAAGTTTTCTCCCTGACCATTGATAGGTTCTGCGATTCCTACTAAAACATTGTCTTGAGCTTGTTGCATATAAAAAAGTCCTGAACTAATGAACAGGACTATGAAATCATTTTGTATTTGAGCGCTAACTCAACAGTTCCAATTGAATTAAAGGAAGTTATAGACTGCATAAGGCTTAGCTGCTATTGCCGCTGCAAAGCTTGTTGTGCCTAAATCCCTATCAAATGCCATTGAGTGAACTTTAACGACAATATTGGCTGGTACTAAACGCCGTAATATCGGTGACAGCTCTACCACTTCATTTGCATCAACAGTTTTATCTAAAACAATTCTAATCCGACTTGTTAAGAAGTAATTTGGCTTTTCAAAATCAGACAAATAGGCTGGATATTCTTTTAGCTTTTCCAAGCTATGCCATAGCCGGATAATCTGAAAATGATCTTTCCCCCACAACATTCGTAAAACAAACTCTAGAAACGCTAATCCTCTTTTATTACCCATGCTGCTCCAATTGGCATAGATAATTCGCATTAACGTGTCAGAGGTGTTATTTCGGCGTAATACAACAAGTCCGTTTTGTTTAGAGAACCGTTCTACAACTGTTTTACTACCGATATGAGGACAACCGTAATCCAATAAATCTTGAATGGACTGCTCAAAGTTTTGTGCAAATACTTGTTTAAATGCTTTAGCAAGTGCGGTTTGCAAGCCCGTACTTACATAGTGTTCATCGATAGGCCGAGTAAAGCTTATAGGGTCCATGTAGCCCCCGAAATATCAGCGGTGCGTTCCAACTCAACAGTAATGCTGTCTTTTGTCACATACACCCACTCATTAGGCTTATTCAACTCATTTGAAAGCATAATGGTAAAGTCACTCATCCGGTCTTGGAAAGCCACAATATTGTCATTAATCAGCTTCCCCATTTCTTGCGTATTAAAGCCATTAACCAGCCAACGACTTGAGCTCAATGATTCACGCCCGTATCGTTCTACAAGTAATTCTTTGATCTGTGTCTTAACCATATCTGTGTTATGTACAGAAGCCAAAGAGCCTTTAATTTTTACTTCAATTGGCTTTTCTACAACTTCATGTACATTCACTTTACCTTCATATAAGTTATCGCAATAACCAATATACCGACAGATATCTTGTTCTAACGTTGCTTGTTCAGCTGGGTTCTTGGCAACCACCACAAGGTTTAAATGATTAATGTCGCGGTATGTAATGGCAAAGTGTTGCTCTTGCAAAGTTTCATTCCAAACAGAAATAAACTGTGCCCGTTTCATGAATTTTTTACGGACCGCATAGTCAAAGTTGCCCAGAAATACAGCATCTTCATCGTAAAGTGATGGATAGCTAGATAATAAACGTAATTCAGATATAGCTAACGGATCTACGCCCTCTCTAATCACTCCACCAGCTTTAAAACGTACTGATATGCGTTGTTCATCATTAGAAAGTACATCAAGTAAAGCAGCATCTTTTAAACGATTAACATCAACTTCCCCGTATGTCTCAAGAATTCCAATTATTACCGTTTCATTAGCTTGCAGAGTACGACCAGCTCTCTCAGAATCGCCAAACTCAATAAACAATCTTCTTAGATTATCTGTAGTAACTGTTACAGCATATTCACCTGGTTCAACATTCATCCAGCGCGGCTTAATTACATAGTTATTATTGCCCTGCTTAATCGAAATATTTGCAAGTGAAAGGTCCTCTAAAAGGTCTATTCGATATTTATGGAACCCTTCAGTAACTGGTACTACATATTTAATTTCACGGTATTCACTTTGTTCGGCTATTACTTCCGCCGTCTCACCAGCTTTAACAGTAATGGATTGAAGCAACCGCCACACTCTACCGCCGCTATGGTCCTCAATCATTCGCCCTTGACTTAAGCTCACAGCATTTGTTGACCGGTTAATGATTTCAATTAAGTGCTGACACGGCGTACCTATAGGCAAAATGCCTTTATTTGTAGCATCCGCAATAATTGAGCGGTCACGTGTTTTGGTAAATGGTTCAATTGAAGCAATATCGATTTCTGGACCAAATGCAGTCAAAAAACTAGCCATAGAACGCAGCTGGTGAACGACAAGTGGATCTTGAGCTTTATAGCGTTCCTGAATCTCATAATCATCTATCGCTGCTTGGAGCTGGGCTTCAAAATCAGCTTGCGTTAATGTCATATGTCTCACCTGTTACTGATTTACCCAATCGGTCTGCTACTTGGTTAAGATCTATATTCACATTCATGATGCTTAAATGAATATGAACCGTCTCAAATCCTTCGGTTTGTGAATACATGGCTAATTGGTCAGAGTTAAGCTCAGATAATATTGGTAGATCCTTTTTCATCTTAATAAGAAAACTATCTGCCACCCTCGAGTCTAAAGGTGCCATTAGCAAATCATAAAGAGGTGCACCAAAATCAGAACCATACTTCCCATTGACCGGATGATTAAGCCAGTACTCAACCATGTCTAAAATTGTTTTAGATGTGATCATTAAGAAGTTGCTCTATTACTGAAAATCATCAAAAGCTTTACTAGTATTGCAGTGCCGATCTGGTAAGTTGAAAAAATTGTGAAATAGATTATGAATATCCATAATGAAACGCTTAATGCATCAAAATATGAAGCAACGTTATAGATTCGCCAATCAACAAGAATAATAGTGATCAATACACATGCCATACTTATGAAATACATATATCTGATTTCTTTAAATAAGAGGCTTATAGGCACATGACGGAATTGTTTAATATACGCAGCTTTATTCTTGCTATTCCATCCTGTAACAACGGAAAGATAAGCTAAAAATGCAAGAATTAAGACAATATCAATACCGATTTGAATTTGCATAAAAAACACCCTTAATAAGAACTGTATTAAGGGTATTGCTTTTGTATATATGTAAGCGTGAATGGTTCCATATTTGAAAATAGGAAAAGCATGGATTATTATATATACAAAGCCCGCTCCACTTATGACACGAGAACGTATAGGGTCATAAGTGTAGGTTAGAAGATGTCGCAACCCATCTCTAACTACCGGGCTTTTTTTAATGCACTTCAAAAGCTGTAAGCAGCCATGCATTACTACCTTCTCGCTTAATCAATGACGCTTCATGCGAATTAAAAACAATATTTATTCTTGTCGATAATCCACGTTCTGTACGCCGTTGTGTACTACCTTGAGCGATTGTTTGCACAATAGTATCTACAAGCATATGCACAACTTCATCATATGTCATGCCGTCACTTTCCATACGGCGCTTGATAATATGCTTAATGCCCTGTTTATCGCTGCCGTATTCAAAATCCACCCAACCTAGATCATTACGATACATTGCCCTATGTACTGTGGTTTTTTCCATAATGGCTTTGTTCATTGCAGCTTTACCACGTGTGATATTTGCAGTCACTGATTTGATTGGACTTGCACTATCAAATTCAGGCTTTCCCAACTCGGATTGACCAGCCTCCAAACTTATACCAAGTTGCTGCTTTGCTTGTTCAATTTGTTCTTTCAGCTGGTCACGGTGTGCTGTTTGTTTAGCTAAATCTTCATCAAGCTTTTGCTCTTGTTCTTCGACCTCTTTAATTTTCTGATCTACAGAAGTACGGCGCGGCGGTAAGCTTACTTTTTCACGTTTATTTTGTTCTTGGATTTTTGATTGTGCTTCACGGATAAGTTTAGCAACACAACTCACGGCGTTTTCAAATGTTGGCTTATAGTCATCACTAAAATCACCGGATAACACAATAACTTTGTCGTTCAGTTCGGCCTTCACTACATCTGCTAAAGCACGTACATAAAGCGTGAGTGTAGCTCCACCAGAAAAGAAGAATGCAACTGGTAAAACGCTAACACCAGCAACGCGCTTAATTTTGCGAAATTCTGGTGTAACAATTGTTTGGCCTGTTGCTTTTTCTAATGCCAATTGGATCTTTTTAATGTATGGAGTAGTAGCTGTTATAGCTGCAAGATTAAGACTGCCCATGAAAAATAACCTCATATTAATGAGGTTATCTTGTAATTAAATTTTTTCTAGAAATTACATAAGTTCCATTAAATTTCATTTTGTTTATAAATAAAAACCTGCATTTGCAGGCTTTTATTTGAAATTAATTAGAAGTTAATTTATTTCGGACGTTCGTTAAACTATGTTGAAACATTTGTAAACCTAATTCAGTAGAAATTTTGACAGGTTCACCATGGTGATATGTTTCAGTGTTAGCGTGATATGTGTTGCCATTTCCAACAAGATGATTTGTTTCAGCAATCTCTGTTTGCAACATTTGTATTTGATTATTAAGAGTTGTAGACATGATAGGCGCTTCCAAATTATGAACTTCTTCTCGTTTAATACTGCAATATTTTACTTCCCCTGCAGTATATTGATCGTATTTAATAGCTTCTAGGACAACAGCTATCGCATTAGGACAATCATGAATAATATGCTGAGTATGAAAACTCCCCGATCCAATTACAGTAGGAACATTAGTAATGTTTTCTATTGTAAACTCAGTGTCATTTACCATTTTAGAAACTTTAAGGCAAGAACCACTTAAATAGATTAGTGCAATAAAATCACTATTTGTTTTTTCAAGTATAGATCTCGGAAGCTCAAATTGTGTTTTATTTTGTAAGATAAAATCAATAAGGGCCTCGCTAAAATCTCTCATACAAAATAAACATCCAGCCATACCAAATACAATATCGCCCAAACGTTTCACTTTCCTAAAAGGAATATTTAGAGTAACTTCTGTACGATTTACTGTAAAGGCTATGTCGGAAGCCATGAAATGAGTATCATAAGCTGTTGTTGTCATTAACATAATCCTTAAAACGCGCGCGAATTATGCATTTATGAATAATATTTTTCAAGAACTATATGATCAATTACATTGGAAATATCAATTAAATTAAGAATTTTATATTTGTCATTAAATTTAAAAAAGCCAGCTTAATTGCTGGCTTTTAAATTAAGGGAGGTTCATTTTAGAAACTATTAAAGTAATATTCCCTTATTAACTATTCTTCTTCATTTTAAATGGAATTTTTTTCAAAGCTCTTGCATGCTCCAAAATTTCACCTGCAACAAAAACTTCACGTAGTGAATTGAAAGCATCTGAAAGTTGAACAACATTTGTTGGAGCAAAATGTGCAGGTAATTGCTGAACTCCCGCCTCTCCGTTTTCAATTACCACCCAATAACATTGGCGTCCATGGGGTTCTTCACCACCTAATAAGTCAAAGAACTGTTTATCAATTGATTCAATAATAGGGTTTTCCAAAGGCCTATTAAATTGTGTTAAAGTACTCATGTTGTTACTCCTAAGTGATGACAAGCCTCGTATTCTTTCCAGGGAGCGAGGCTTTTTTGTGATTAATAATTTTGATATTGCGCTTCTGAAATATTACTCAATAAATTGAAAAATTCCGGTCTCGAATCTTCTGTTAATTTATTACGCGGAAACTCTCCTAACAGACTTATAGCCTCGGCAGGGTCTAATTGAGATGTAAATGGGACAGCATGTCGAATAAAACTTGTTTTATTTGTTAATACAGCAGTATCGAGAACTTCTTTTACCTCATTATATCTAGGCTTTCTTTGTGCAGTTAAGAATAATCCATCGAAAATAATATATGTGTCACGTAAAGCAGGTAAATTAAGTTTTACTATCGCCCCTAATAGCGGCAAATTTGTCTCGGGTCCATCGTCATGACTATAACCGTGGCTTGGTGTACGATGCGTTGCAAAGAGAATAACTTCTTCACCGTAAGAATTATTTAGATACTGTAAAAGGTTACAACAATTATCAGTTGTATTACTCTCTTTGTACCTCAAAGCAGAAAAACTTTTCTCATTATTAAAAATTGCAGCTAAATTTTGAGCATATGGTAAGTACTGTTTACATGCTTTAGTAATGAAATCAGATCTTGATGAAAAAAGATTTGAATTATGAACTTTATCTTTTAAAAAATCGTCAATTTTTCTTGTTAAAGAGATCGGCATTGTTACATTAATTTTTTCTGTTTTTTCGCTATAAACAGATGTATCAATACTTACAACGTGAAAAAACACATCTTTGTCACGATTTTTAAACATGACCGCTGTCATTTCAGCCGGTTCAGGAATATCTTCACCGCGATCACTCAAGAAATCAAAATACTCCATGATTTTTTCTTGAATCTTACTTACGGCTTCCTCATAGCTTGATCCTGTTATTGTGACTTTTGGGTGTTCAAATAAAGTTGCTTCATACACATTTTTTCTAAAAAGTGATTTAGATTCAGTAACTTTAACGAGAACAGTGTAATTTTTCATCAATAACTCCATTTGTTCTTATTTTTAAAGAACCGAGATGCCTTTTTTTAATCATAAATATTATATTTATAAAGTCAACATACTCGTATCCATTTAGATTACTAATTTTTTTTAGTTGACTGAAATTTTATTATTTAAATAAATAACCCTCTATCTCTTATTTCAAGAATTTACAGAGTTATAACTCTATAGTTTATTTACTCTCAATAAAAATGGGACTGTATTTCTCAATCCCATATCTATCTATAATTTAATGATATTTATTCAGTTTACAGGGTAACCAATTTATTTCCGATCCCACTGCATTCTCGTTTTCTGAGCCAAAACACCATCCACCATTTTTAATTTCCACATATAAAGTATCTCTAGCTTCACAACTTTCAATAGTTTTTGGGTCATCACCCGACCCACCACGGCATGAATCATTGAGCTTTTCATATTGGAGAATTTTGTTTTGAATGTTATTAGGAATTTCAGAAGATTGCTTTTTCAAATAATCGTTAATACCTTGTATTGATAGTTCGCCAGCTTGATAAAAATGAACATATATAATTGGTAACTCTTCAATTTGATTAGTTGTTGGGTTTGTATAAGTAAAAACGTCTGACGGCGCAACAGTGCCCTTAAATGCAATTATGTCGCCTTCTATAACCCTTGCTTGTACATTTGGATCAAAAACTAAAACAACTAAATTTCCATCAAAATTAGCTTTATTTGCCAGAACCCCATATAAACCAGCTTTTTGATTTATTAATGGCCTTGAGGATGCCAAAGCCAAAGTATGATTATCAACCTTCTGAATTGATTCGATACTCGCTGCACCTATTAATTTTGTACCTACATCATAATCATGAAATCTAATTCCTCTATAGGTTTTGTCATCATTTATTAAAATACTTTGATTCAAAAAATCAGATTCATTTAAAGATGTAAAATCGTAAGTTGCTTCCGCTTTAACGGGTTCTTGCATTGCTGAGTTAGATCCTTCAGCTGGTTGCTCATTATTTTTATTACAACCAGCTAATGCAAGCATAGTAATTAATACCGTTAAATTTAAAGCTCTAAGAGTCATTAATAAACTAACCTTCTAAGTTTCCCATTCCTATCCCACCAGTTAAAGCATGTGCTAGGAATCTATCATTTACATTCTGACCGATATTACCATTATTACCATTAACAACAACGACTTCCTGTGGGTTAGGAGTATTTAAAGGTTGCTTAAACGGCGTGACATTAGTTAATAATCTATTTTGATTATTTAATGAAGGTTTTGCTTTTGTAGTAGCTTGGGGAACGATAGCTTTTTGGGTGCTTAAAACACTAGCAACTTTAGCTCTTGTATTTTCCACAATATGACTTGATTTCAAATCTGATACAGCTGGGGTATTTTCTTTAGGTAGATTAGTTTTCTGTTCCTGAACGGTTTTATCAATGTTAGCTCTGTATTTATATTCCTTTTCTAAATGCGGTCTATAATCAAATGACTTCCCATTGCGAAGCTTTGTTTGCCCATACGCCCATCTTACATATTTTGTGCCGAGAACTCGGGCAATATCTTCTTTTGATGCATTTGGGTTTTTCTGCATATAAGCTTTAACTGAAGCATATTCTGGATTCGTTTCGATTTCATGCTTCATAAATGCACCTTGTGCATCTAAAGCTGCTTGGCTCCGTACCATATTACCGTTTGCATCAAGTAATCCCCTTTCCTTCATATATGCCGTAAGCCGGTCTTTACGAGCTCCTTGCCAAGAAATCATTCCCATATTTATTCCACCAGCTTTATCTTGATGTTTACCAAACAAGTATTCATCTCGATAATCATTTTCTCGACCAACGGAAGCAGTTAAACCAGCAGCCCAATTATCATTAAAACCTGCTTTCTTCATAGCATTGTAAACTGCAAGTTGCTTTTCCTTAGTTTTTTCACCAATTGGAGAAATAGTTGATCCATAAGCAGGTACATTTTTATTTGCTCCAAAACCCGGCTTATAAACTCCTTGCCCAATGCCCCATGTGGGAACGCCGTCATGAAATGGATTAAAGCGATTAAATTTATCCTTAATGAAATCTAAGGTATCACTAGCAGTATCTTTAACACCGTCTACAACTTTTGATGCTGTACCTTTTGTCAGTTCAAAAGCATTGGTTGCATAGTTAACAAACCCTTTCCAAGCAGTATTAATAATACCTGGTACATCTGCAGCAATTAATGAATCTGTCCACTCTTTAAAATACGGCGCAACTACGGTACCTAGCTTATTCCCAATCCAAGAACCAGCCATACCACCAATTAATGTTCCAACTGGACCAAATAAAGACCCGACAGTACCACCAATTACTCCACCCGCAAGACTACCAACAGTACCGCCTTTTTCTTGTGTGCTTTGTTCATTCCAATCTAATAATGATGCACCAGCAGCCAATGCACCTATTACGGGTAGACCACGGCCAAACTTAAGAAATTTACCTAAGCCCTTTCCTAATTTCCCTACACCTTTCTTTCCTTTGCCTAGAGCACCACCTAGAAGCCCACCACCAGCAGATAACACGGAAGTAAGCAATTTCCCTAGAGAACCTAACAAACCACCCTTAGACGCCAAATTATCGGCAATACGCTGCAATAACTTTATTTGTTTGCGGTTATGGTTCTCTTGTTCACGAGGTAATGGCTCATTTCTCTTTTTACTACGCATCAATCCAGTTAATGGCCGCAAAGCTAATCCTGCTGCACGGCGTACAGGTGAAAGTAAATGACCAACTTCATTGATTGCGTCAACTGTAGGATCTACACCTTGTGTTGAGTTCGGCATTACTCCTTTAATCGCCGTAGATATCGTTTGGGCAACTTTACGAATTGATGATTGGTTTTGGGGTTCATTAGGGTTTGATACAAAACGGCCTTTTTCGTCACGCTCTGGTACACTAGGATTTACAATTTTTGATAAGTCATCATGACTATTAATTTCTATAGCTGGTTTTAAACTCTTAGGTTGGTTAATTTGTTTCTTTTCTACAGTCTTAAGGTCATCAACTGATTGCTCCAATACACCTGCAAAGTCTTTGACAAGCTTGTCTGCAACAACAAATGCTTGAGTGATTGGATTTGCTTTTTCTTTTAATAAATCTTCAAAATCTAAAGTTTGTCTATTATTGACAGCATTAAGCATCTTTTGAAATTCAGTCAGTTTAGGCTGAGGCTGTGCGAGCTGTACTTTTTGCTCTTCAAAGCTTTGAGTAAGAATATCTATGATCTTCTCAATATTTGAATCAATCGTACTTACTTTTTTTTCAACTCGTTTCATTCCAATGATGAAACCTAAATCATCGTACTCGATGCCACTTTCTTTTTTAGCCATAAAAAATGCCCCATTTTGATATAGGGCATTTTGGAAAACTTTTTTAAAGTAAAAGCTACCTAGTTCCTTAAAGATAATACTTACGCAGGCCAATTTACATTTAATTTATAATAATAGGCCACTTCCTCTAAACCTTCGAGTTTAACTTGATAGCCATCTCCTTGTAGATGACGAATAGCAGCCTCCATAGCAAGCTTAGAAGTTAACTTTTTATCAAATTGAACTTGAATAGAACCCTCTTTTAGATTTGCTCTAACAGTTCTGTAAACTTGATCAATAATATATTCTTTATCATGATCAGGAAGACCAGATGCTAAAGCAGAAGCTTCAGCTGCTGTAATGCGATTATGTGACATGTAAATGTCTCCTAAGAAGTTTAAGTTCTTTTTAATATAGTCATACTTAGACCATTTCATTAGATCTTTTTTATTTCAAACAATGAGATGATGAATAGTTAAACAATAACAAGCCATATAGTCAGGTTTATCTATATTTTTAATTTTGATTTTAGCTTTCAGGTTCCACTTCACCGGCTTCAATTAACGCTAACTTACGCATAAATGCCTCTTCTTTTTTCCGTTTCATGTTTGCTTTAGCAATCGCCATTCTTTCTTCAGCACCTGAAATAACTGAACTACGCCGTGCTTGAACTTCCGATTGGTCTTTAAGATCATCTACATCTAAGCCCCAGAACATTGCCTCAGTTCGAGCAATGTTAGAAATGCTGATACTTTGTTTAACGTTCAAATCAACCACTTGACTAATCAAGCCCATTTTAAACTTAACCAGCGCTAATTCATCTTCAGTAGGATTATTCAGATTAAGGACTTCATCTCTAATATGAATAACACTATCGATAGTATCAGTAATTAACTCACCCAGCTTATGAGCTCGTATACGGTTATTTTTGACAACAAGTGCTGACTTTAGATAGTTCTCGTTGACTGTAGAACGCCCGCCGTTGTTATTACCATTATTTTTAGAGTTTTGACTATTAAATTCAGCAATATTTGACGTTTTTTTGACGAAATTTTGACTATCACTTTTTTCTGTTTTATCAGTATCTTGCGCATCTTCTTGACCATTGTTTTTTTTGGTCAATTTTTTAATCTCTTTATTGAGCTCTTGGGCTGTCTTTTTGACTAGAGATTTAGCTTTCTTTTTCCATTTCTCTGCAAGTGCTTTACGGCGCACAACAGATGGCGAAGGCATCTCACAACCGAGTTCTTCGCCAACCTGATCAACTAAAGCTTGCCATGTAATCTTAGGTGAAGATTCATAGACTTCTTTTAGCCGGTTCCAAATTTCTTCCGAGTATTCAATCTTGCGAGCCATTAAAGTCTATCCCTTATTCAGCAAATAGACCTATTTGTTTCACTTCATCTAAAGCTTGCTGCTGTAAAGAAGCCTTGCTAAAACGTTTTTTATTTTGGATAAGATCAATTAAAGCTTTTTGCTGTAAATCATTCTCTTCACGCTGGAAAACATCATCAATAGCCATCTCTAAATTACGGATTTGTTTTGCACGATTCTGTTCACACTCACGAACAATACGCATAAGAGTGTGAAGTTCAGGTAAAACCTTTTCTTGAATAGACTGGTCTTGCGATAAACAAGCTTGAATTAGCCCCTTTGAAGCTTCAAGCAGCTCTACAGTTAAGGCTTTCGGGAAAGATGCAATATGCTGTGCTGCAGCCATACTTAATTGAAATGCCATGGCTTGAGTGTATTCACTCATCATTTCACCTAGACTGTTAAACAGAATACCAGCTACAGAAGCTGTTTTGTCTAGTTCTGGCTCAATAGTAAAACCAAGAACCCAGTCGGCTGAAACACCGTATTTTTGACATAGCACCGAAAGTAATTCTGCATCTGGCATTAACTTACCATTTTCGATTTCACTCATTCGGTTTTTATGTGGTGTACCGAATATCTCTAATGCTACGTCTTCTTGACGTAATTGAGCCATATCACGCGCCATTGCAAGTTTTCTTCCAATAAGTACTCGACGTTGCAAATCGCTCTTTTTCGCCATTTAAATGCTTCTCCCAGCTAACCAATCAAAATCTACAGTTTTTGACAACCAATCAGTTTCTTCAGTAAAAACACAGGAAAGCCAGACACAACCCTCTTCACATGGTTCTGCCAGCTTGATTTGTTCACTTATGAAAATATTGTCGTCTTTGAATAACAAGCCATCACCTTTGACACTATCAATTAGTAGTTTTGGATAGTTATCAATATCAAATCGTGGATAAGTCTTTGCACTGTAAGACCGAGTTTTAAGTGGTGGCTGAACAATTAATCGTATTTCACAAAGTTGATCGATAGCTTTTAACTTAAGTGCCCTAAACATAGGTCCATATTGCTTTTGAACCTTGTCTTTATATTTTTTAGCACCTACTGAAAGACTGTTTCTTTGCTTTCCGTTCTGATCAATTGTAGCCCGCCATATCTCGTTAGCGCTTAATCCATAAGGCAATTTGATTGTGATGTATTGCTTACCAGAAATGATAACACCGCCTGTGCTTCCCCTATATATAGTATTTTCACCGTTTTCACCCTCATTTTCTTTTTCTACACGGCATGGGAAAAACACATGTTTACATGAGCTAGTTTTTTGCTTTTTAACTTTGTCATTATCTGATGAAACACTGAAATCCTTAAAGAGTTCCTGTCTTTTATTAGAGAAAAATTCACTCCACTGACGGCGACGACTATTAATATTGGGCATTATTTTGCCCCAACTGCATCAGCAAATAAAATTTCATAATTAAAGCCCTGCAATCTTAGAAGAACTTTAATTATGATTTTAAGAATAAAAACTAATTTAGACTGGTTCCATTAATTATTTAGTAGAAAAGTAGTAGATGCGCTAAAGAAGTGGGTATGACATTGATATACAACCTGAGTGTTGTAACCCCTTAAAGCTTCTACACTATTCTTACTTACTAGCAACTCAATTCTTGGTGGAAGAAGGCTCATTACATCAATCGTTAAGTTTCGATTATCAATTACAGGAGCCATTTCTGGGCAGAATAATTTAATATTCTCCAAAGTATTCTCAAAAATCATAAAACTTAGAAATGTATTTTTATTGAGATTAAATGCAAAGCAAAAAAAATTATTTGGCAATGCTGGACCATAATCAACAAAACTACGATCAGAGAGTAAGCAAATTTCTTGATCATATGTATGAATACCAACATAAATTCTTTTTTTATCAATGTCTAAAATTGCATCAATAATTTCCTCTCCTAAATATCCTGTAGGCATTTTTACGGAAAAAAAATTAAATATGATCTTTAACCATTGTATATATTTATCTTCGGTTATGTTCAACTGAGCTAATACATCAGGGCTAACATGTATATTTTCCTTTTTTATTTTTCGAAATTCTCTTAATGCATGTGTATCTGTAGGACTAACCTTTGACAATGAACCAAATGTAATAAGGCACTTTTCAATGCTGAATGGGTTTCTTATAAAATTCATCATCTTACAAAAAATTAAATCTTTAATTTCGTCAATTGTTATTGCCTCATTGTTATCAATTTTATTTAAAATATTATTTGTAAAAACTTCAATGTTAACTTCATACTTTCCAAAATAAGCTTCGAAATTATTTCTAGTTCTATCGGAAAAAACATCAAAAGTATATAAATCATTAAAGCTTAAGTTATTTTCAATTTTAACGCCCAAAGGATTTACTAGATTAAAGGTGAGTTCTTCCCTATCATCAATTTTAAACTTATAAATCCTTCTTCTGTCTCTTGGTAAAGAAGGATTTATACAATTTAATTTTTGCTCTACTTGAGATATAAAGTGTTGATTTCTAGTTTCATTATTGAACATATGATTACCCCAAAAAACTTTTAATTATAAGTGAACAATGTTAACAGAAAAAAAGTCCGCACCTTGGGGAAAGTACGGACTATAAAACCAATAAAGGTATTAAACGATAAACAGTTCACATAATATAAAATATATATCGAATTTATTCAATATACTTTTTAGTGTTTTGTTCTCATCATTTTTTCAACAATTTGCGAAGCTTCATGAAAATCTATATCAAAACAAATCCAAAACCTTAATCTCTTATCTCCAAGAATAAAACTTTGAATGAAATACTCTGACTTTTTCTCAGGATCAATATCGGTAGCTTTAAATGAATAAACATCCTTCTCAACAACTTGTCCGTTGAGATCACCACCAATACATATTTTCATTATTTTACTCTTTCAATTAATTTTTGATCTTACCATTGATTTTATTGTCACTACTATTAGTAAATTTTTTTACTTCGTCCATTCCAACAATTTTAATTTCTTTAGGATTATTCTGGTTGAGAAGTATCAATTTATCATTAGCCTTATCTAAAAACCTCCAATCTTCATTTGCTGAACTATCTTTAATTGAAACTCTTGGCAAATCTGCTCGGTGTATATTTTTTTGTATATCAGATATACCTTGAAGAAAAGGAATTACTATAATTAAGAACACGATTGCGATATATTTCACAAAAGGTTTAGAGTTATATAATGTAAAAGTAAAAAATATTCCTAAAAATAGAGCAACTGCAAAGAAGAAACTATAAGCGTAGCCTACAGTTATCATTTCGTATATGTAATATAGACATATAGCAATTAAACCTAAGCCAAATTTTAAAATATTTCTTTCACCGCTCCCCTCAACAAAAACCTTGTCATGAAAGATAAGAATTAAAAAATATAAAATTACTAGTTTTAATGCTGAATATGCCAAATCAAAAACATTGAAAAACTGAATTATCCACAAACTATCAAGTAATCTTGTGAAGTAATATCCTAATTTATAAGAAATACCTATCAATATAACTGTACTCGTTAAAGTAGCAATTTTTTCTGTTAAAGCAGCCTGTTTGAATTGATCAAGTATCAACATATAAATGTAAACCTAATTTACTTCTCTTATATAGTATACCTATAAAAGAATAAGCTCTTCATAAGAAAAGCTTATTAATAGTTTAAGTGATAAGATTTACGTCACTTAAGTTCTCCATGAGCTTCTAAATCCTTATCACTCATGAACATTCAAAAATTTTCCCATGTACACATTAGTTTTGATTCAGTTTTACATCTTGTCGATAGACAATCAAAATATCTACCTTTATCGAATCTGCCAATTACAAAATCAATATCTTTATCCACACTATCAATCTAGCCCTCACTAAAAACATGTGTTCCATCAGTTTCCATATTATTAGAAGATTTGAAATCAACATAAACTCGATCACCGATTTTATTTTTCATTGGCAAAACTCCACTTTCATTCCGTCAAACTCTTGATCAATTACCGACATTCCACGTGTAATAGCTGCTTGAGAAGGTAATTTTTTAAAATCAATTTCATTAACCTCATGACAGCTTTTACACATAAACTTGTTTTTCTTTTCAAGCTTTGACTTAATTACTCTTACCTCAGCTAACATTCTGTTATTACGCTCTGTAACTTGGTTAAGTTGTCTTAGGTATTTAGCTATCCAAAGAACAGGGTTTAATTTAGTGTTGCAGTCAATGCAACGTACTTCACTCTCTACTTCAGAAACTTGAATATTTTTATGATCACACTCAATTAATTCACGTTTTCGAGTGAACTTAATAATTTGCTGCTCTTCATCAATTTGTATTAACTGCTTTTCTTGAAAACGATTCATGCCGCAGCTCCCTTTTCATGACTTGATCGTTTTTGATATTTACCCCTTGATAAATTCGGACGATAGGCATTGTCATAACAACCTTTACAAGCTGAATCTGGTCGAAGTACGACGGATCCATCTTTAAGCTTAGCTTTAACCATGAACCAAAATTCAGAATCAATGGGCCAATATTCTTGACAATGTTTGCAAAGCTTCTCTTTCCCTAGTTCTGTGAAGATATATCTAGGTTTTGCAGATTGTGCTTGTAGTTCTTTAGGAGCAATAGCCTCCGAACTTTTGAAAGTACTTATCTCCCTAGAGTAGCTTTGCAACATCGCAAAAATACTGCGTTGTTGGCGCTGGCGTTGTCTTAGTCTTTTCATCATGCTGCATCCCCAAAACCAAGCGATTTACCGTTCCCTATAATTTGATCAGCAATCCAAAGCTGGCGTAATTTTTCCTCAGCTACACCACTGTTTACCCATGCAGCAACACTCAAAAATTCTTTATACGCTGACACACTTTTGAATTTTGAGGAGGTACTTATTTCTACCTCTATCAAATCGATCCCAAAACCATCAGGTATATTTTTATTTTGGTCTAATGCCATTAATATCTCAGCATTTAATCCTTTCCAGCCTTTTCTACGTAATCCACTACCTATATCTACGTAACAGTCTGCTTTTCCTTCTGAAAACTCAAAATAATTCATTTTTGGCGCTGTAAATGGCTGATTTATTATTAGTTGCCCTTCATATTGATCGGTTCTATCGGACATTGTGATAGTGAGTTCAACATTCCATTTTTCACACTCTTCTACATGTTCGAGAACTTGAACAATTGCTAAATCTTGGTAACCGTAAGCTGCAATACTGAAGTGATATGGTATTGTTAAACGATTAGGGAAACGCTCAAGCAATGCTGCCTCTTCAATTTTCTTTGCTTCGATATAGTCCCGTACATCTTTTGAAACGAACCTCATGCTGAACTCATATTCTTGAGCAGCTTCTCTGCGCATTTCTGCCTTTCTCTGATTAGCTTGAACTTGCGCTGGTGTTAGCTTATTTGGATTGTATTTTTTTGAGCGTTTTTTGCTGATTGATTTAGATTTCATTTGTACATCCCCCTTTAGCTTTTAACTTTTCAGCAACTAAACGATCAGCAACACGCTTAACTCGATTCCAAACAAAGTTGTGATCAATTTCAGAACGCCCTTGATAAATACGTTCAAGTTGAAATGCCGTAACTGAATAATCCACTTCTAAGGCCAGTAAATCCCAATCTTCATTAAAAGCTGTAGCGTAGGGGGTCAATTGGCTTTTCTGTGCCAAAATACGCAATTGGCGAGCATCTGGACCACGTTTTACAACTGGTTTTGGCTTAGATTTGATTAAACCAGTGGAAAGCGCCCATTCAACACAAGTTTCGCAACGACAACATAAACGCTTATACATAGGTCCGGTGCCGTGAGGCATATTGAGATCACGCCCTATAGACTCAACGTGTCGGATTTTATTACCAGGATGTTTCAGCCACTTCTTTACTGCTTTTTCTAATGCTTTTCGCTCCTCAGATTTAGCTGCTACGTTTGAGTAAGCAACTAATGCGTATTCAGATTTTTTCATATCAACAAATGCGTTCACTGTGCTTTACCTCCACCTATACGAGCATCATCCCAATCACATTCCACAATATCTAAGCCATCATGTTGAAATCTTGACCAAAGCCGGTCTCCAAGATCTTCGCGGACCTCAGAAAGACTTAGGTTTGAAATCACAACTGTTGGCTTCAACTCGTCATAACGAGTGAGTAGAACCTTATGAACACTCTCAAGAAGCTGCGGACGTTTTTCAGCACGGTCATGTAAACCGTATTCATCAATAATTAATAAATCTTTTTTTACATAGCGTTTTAGCGCTTCATCTTCACTATCACCGCTACGGCGATAGGCACCCGCGATATCTTCAGCTAGATCTGCAGACGTAATGTATATAGCCTCCCAGTTTTTAATGATGATATTTTTCAGAATTGATGAACCTAGATGTGTTTTACCCGTACCAGTACGGCCGACAAGAAGTAAATTTCGAAAAACACCTGAATTGAAATCCATAGTAAATTTTTCACAAGTTTTACGAGCTTTGTCTTGTCCTTTGTGAGTTACTGCATAGTTGCTAAAGCCGCTATTTACATGTCTTTTAGGGATACCAGCTCGAGCCATTTTCAAATTTAAAATACGAATATTCTTATCGCTTTCATATTTTTCATTTGACTGCTTCATGATTTTTTCAACACATGACTGACAAACGATTCGACCATGTACATTGATCATGTGTTCTTTGTGGATCTTACAGATCTGGTTTGTATGGGAAATTTTATATTCCAATTTTTGAGGCACTGCGTTCATATCAACTCACCCTTCACAGCTGTGTGAGCAACCGGTTCATATTTCTTTGGCGCGCCCCATTGATCATTTACATTGCGTGGTAACGATTGATGGTTTGACTGTTGACCGGTAGTCATTTCGGGTTTTTCGTTTAGGTACCAAGATGCTTTGAAGGCACCCCAAGGATTTTGTCTTTTCAAGCAATATTCGACGGCTTGCTGAAGTGTAATTCCTGCTTTTTGGGCTTCATTCAAAAGTGCGTCAAAAGCGTTTTCGGTGTTTTGAGCTTTCTTGGCTTTACGAACTTGTAAGAACTCAGCAGCGTCTTTCTCAGGTACACCATTTTTTTTCAAAGCACTCTTGAAACTAAATTTTGTTTGAGTCGATGAATCAACTTCGCCAACGGCGGAGTTGTTATTACCTTCTGGATTCTGATTAAAGGTTTCAGGATTCAGTGAATCAGGATTCAGATTAAAGGATTCAGGATTCAGGGCGTTTTGGTCTGAGATAGAAACAGTTTTAGAACCGTTATCTAACTGTTCTTGTGTGCTTCCACTACTGTTTGCTTGATTCGATTCATTATCTTGATAACTGTTTTCAACAGCAGAACCAGTATTTTGAGTGGCAAATGGACCTGTTTTATCGTAAAAATGCTTTAAATCAGCTTTATTTAGCTGAATTGCCTTTCCAACAATTGTTTTGTTTTTTGGATTACGTTGATAGACAGTGTAGATGCCATTTCTGTCAGGTAGCTCACTATCTTTCTCAAGACCATGTGGGTTTTGATGTTTAACAAAGTTAACGATATGGATAACATCAATACCATCAGCGTTATATAACTCGATAAAACCGAACTTAGAAATGTTCTCTAACTGTTCTGCAACGTTTATATCGTCTGCAGGAAATAAAGACATTTTGATTTTCTTAGGTCGATTTTCGAGTCGGCCTTCGCGATCTGCTAAAGTCCAAAGCCCTATAAATAGCAATCGTGCTTCATAAGGTAATTCAATAATGTCTTCATTCATAAAGAATGAGGGCTTAATATTTCTAGATCTTGCCATTTCTTAAGCTGCCTCATATAGGTGTTCATGTGCAAAATTTGCACGTACTAAAGCTTCAGAGAATTGAGGAGGCACAGAATTACCTACCATTCTTCCCTGTTCTGTCTTAGTTAATTTGATAGTGTTTCCATGTTCATCGATCCCATGATCAATGATGTAAGTAGGTTCAAAACCTTGTGCAGTGAATAGTTCTCTTGGCTGAAGCATACGGAAGCCAATATCAACAATTTGGTGCAGCTCACCTTTAACCATTACAAGGCCAAAGCGATCACGTGTTGGTATCGTACGAAGTGGCTCATGAATGCTGTTTCCGTCTTTCTCACTACCGTAGAAGGCAGTTAAAAATGCTTGTACTAATGCAAAATGACCCGCACTTGTAGTAATGGTGTGTAATGGTTCATCTACTGGTTGACCAATGTTGTTATTACGCAGTTTCACCAGGTTGCTGACGACTAAACTGTTATGATCTTTTGCAGTAATAGTATGAAGTGGTTCGCGAATATCACTACCAACTACACCCGTATAATGCTTAGCAATGAACGCAGTAACTAACGCATGATGCCCACCTTTCACCCCTGCGCAAATTGTGCGTAAAGGTTCATCAATAGGCATACATCTTGGGCTAGAAGCATTTGCACACTCAGTAAGTACTGGGGCAACGCTTTTAACCTTATCCATTGGAACAATAAATGGTTCTGGATTATTGATTACATAACGGACTAAACCATTTGCTATACGGCGACAAGTTGCCTCAACTAGAGGTTTCTTACGAGTAAAAATACTTGGGCAAGGAATTGACCAATCTATGCATTCTGCAGTGATTCGCCATGGTTTTAATTTCCCAGTTTTAACTGCTTTGCTATCTGGTGCAGCATGCGTAGGCTTGGGCCAAACTATAGGGAAGTTGTCACGGCGAGCAACTAGAAAAAACCGTCTTCTTAGAGTTGGAGATCCGTAATCCCGAGCACTCATTACTCGCCATTCAACTTTATAACCTTGATGACGTAATGCATTAACAAAGCACCTGAACGTTTCACCTTTGTGCTTTTTACTCGGGAATCCATCTTTTCCTAATCTGCCCCAAGTTTTGAACTCTTCAACGTTCTCGAGCATGATTATACGTGGTCGTGTAAGGTCAGCCCATCTAAGAGCAATCCAAGCTAAACCACGTATTTTCTTTTCAACCGGTTTTCCACCTTTTGCTTTAGAAAAGTGTTTGCAATCTGGACTAAGCCAAACCAATCCTACAGGCTGATTGTTTGTAACTTTTACAGGGTCAACATCCCAAACATCCTCACAAAAATGACGAGTATTTGGATGATTAGCACGATGCATGGCAATTGCTTTAGGATCGTGGTTAATTGCAATATCAACTGGACGACCAAAGGCTTTTTCTAAGCCAGTAGATGTTCCACCCCCACCTGCAAAATTATCAACAATCAATTCATGAGGTAATAAGTTAAGATTGAGGCACATATTCATAATGCACCACCATTAACTTTTTTAAGCGTTAGTAAAACAGTGAATAATTGACCTGCAGAATATTTAAATGTCTTAACTTCAGTGCACTCAACTAAAAAGCGATGTTCACCAAAATTAACCCTACTTCCTGGTCTATCAAGTGTATAACGGCTCCAACCTTCAGGAATCGGATCACAGGAAAAATGGCCGTAGAATTTTTCAGGTCCACATTTAATGCTACAAAGGGGTTCAGCTACCCAAAAAACTTGATTGAGAAATTTTTTTCTCGCACGAAATTGATTGTTTACCCCTTCCTTAATTCGCATATTTACCGCTATTTCGCATGATTCCCTATCGCGGATATTTTTAGCTTGGTTGCGGTCAACGATAAGTTTATTTTTCATATCGTTCACCCATCCAATCCAATTAATTTCTTAAATTCAGAAATCACATCTACCAGCATTTTTTCGAGGTATACGTAATCAGGATTTAATTTTGATGGCCCACTTTCCCAAAGCCAGTCTTCACCAAACAGTTCACACATGATTGATCGGTCTTTAAAAGTGAGCTGGTCAAAGAAATTTGAAAAACATTCGAATTCAATTTCTTTAAGGTGTTCATAAAAATTTCTAAGATCTTTTTTGGAAATTGCGCCACTTGATCGACCATCTTTTAATTCAGATAGCTTATTGATAGCTATGTATTCAATAACTTCATTACCATCCTCAACATCTACCCACTTTTCAACTTTAGGAAAAAGTTTATTAAGTAAATAAGGAGCATGGCATTGAGCAATGAACTCTTTAAAAGTTGGTTGATCAACATGAGAAAAGAAAGCAGAACCGGTAAAACTACTTAAAACGACTGTTAGACGTCCACCGCCAGCACTATATAAATTATTTGGATCAACATAAGCTAAAGCCCAGTCTGACTTATATTCACCTATTTTTTTAAAGACGAACTTTTCCATTAAAAGTTCCCCATTGAAAAAATTATCTCTTGCTTAACCTTGAACTCAATCACCCAAACCCAAGGGTTTTCATTCCAAGATTCTTTACCTTTTATTGCTTCCCAATGTTTTTGAAAGTTAAGAACTGGGTTATGAGAATTATTGCTTTGCATAGTTGAATCAGTTTTAGGTTTATCAAAACCTTCAGCCTTAGCATCTACATCACTAATTTCATGTAAACGCTCAACACGGATATCAACTATTTCAAGCAAAACACGTGATGCTTTACGAGGCATACGAGAAGATGGCTTCCATCTAACTGGATAACCCTTTCCCTTACAGTCGTAATAAGCAATTTCATTTGGGTTATCTGCTTTGTAGACAAATGACTCATGAGGAGTTCCACCTAAACTTCTAATTTTGGTGCCATACGTCTCTTGAACAAAAAGCTGGTCGCCAATTGCTCCAAAAGGACAAATTTTCTGAAAATAAGAAGATATTTGTGATTTAGAATCTTCTAAACCAAAGAACTCTCCAAGATGTTCACCTATATCAATTTTTTTTTGAACTTTACTCTTAATAATTCGGCGTGTTTGCGTCTTAGATCCATTTAAAATGGCCCTAACCATTTCTGAATTAAATAAAATTGGACGTACAGTCATGCTGCACCTTCCTGAGCTGGTTTATACAAGCTCACTTGTTCAGCAAAATTCCATGCACGTTTACAGATATTATTTAAAGACGAGCGGCGTTCATCTAACCATTGTTCACGCCATTTATTTTTCTCAGCTGGATCTTGAATTAAGTCATAAGCTTTATAGAAAGCAGTACGGTCAAGGTAAGAACCTAACAAAACACTGTTAAAGCTATTTACCAGGTCAAACTTTTCTTCATTTCGAACTTGAATATAAGTTTCTTTAAAATTCAACCCAAAATTAGAAATAAACCATTCGTCATGCCCACCAAAAATAAAGAATGGAACATCAAGGTCGTTTTCAATTCCTTTTGCAGAGTATTGACCGTTTCCAAGTACACAAGTAACTAAAGCAGCAATTTTTAAATTTGGCGCTTCAAATGTACATTTATCACTAGGATTTATTAATTCAAAAATCATTGTTCAGTCCCTATCTCAAATCGTAAATCTAAGAAAGCTTGGTTCACTGGACCTACGTAGCGTGACCAGCCAAAGTTTTCTTGCCAAAACCACCAATTGTTCTGCTCGTCACGCTTCCACGGCGTTCCCTCAGAATCAGTGTGATTAGTTCCTAACGGCCAAACCTTTTTTTCTGAAGTCATGAAATCTCCTTTTGTGCATTGAATGCACGATCTAGAAATTTCTCTTCATCGGTTTGAGTGTTTACGATTTGATGCGGGGCATCTTGATTAATAAGACAAGTTGAGCACTGTTCTTCTTTAAAATCAGTGCATTTGCCTGAGCAGGGATGATTTGCTAAATTACTCACGTTCATTCTTCCAAGGGTTTGAACAGCCATAGACCATTTCCTGTTGGCGCAGGGAGTGGTTTTTTATTTCCAGCTAAGTAGATCAAGCTGGACTGATTTATCACTAGCATTTGTATGCCGCGATTTTTCGGCCCGTAAAGGCACTAATTCGAAGGTATCTCTGGTATACCCGTTATCTTTTGACCCACAAAAAACATTTCTGAGAAACTGATATTCAGATTCAGCTTCTGAGACTTTTCTAGTGCAAATGTTTTTAATTACTTCGAGAGAGCTTTTACCTGCCATCTCACCTTCTACTTCTGAAATCTTTTTCTTACACATAGAGCGGATGAGATTAGATAAGGAGTTCTTGCCTTCAAGTTTGGCAATCCATTCCATCTTTGCTTTTTCTTCTAAAGTTAATTTTGATGAAGCATTTGCTAAAAGTTTTTCAGCCATACATACCTCATTACTTAATTCAAAAGTAAAACCACTTAAGCTGTTTGAGATTGCATTTTTTCTTTTTCACGGTTCACAAACGCATCTAAAGCGATGCCCTTCTGATACCCCACACTTTTTTGAGTGTTCTTTAAAATTCTTGAAACAGAACTTTGCTCAATCCCCGTTTCATCACTTACTTCTTGTTGGGTGTAACCGCGAGTGACTGTCAAAAACAATATTTTTTCTTTAAGCGTCATGTTCAGCTCTTAATGCAGACCTAGTAATGCAAATTATTATGCATATTTGCATTACAGTCAATGCAATTGTGAGTTATTTTCCCTAAATTATGCGAATACGCATAAAATAGGTTCGCGGAGTTAACGGTGAAATCTATGAATTACCTGAAATCGAATCTTGATTATTTGCTCACAAAGAATGAAACAAACCCCACTGATCTTGAGCAAAAGCACCCAGAGATTAAACAATCGACTGTATTCCGCATTTTGAACGGAATTACTAAAGATCCTAGACGCTCTACATTAGAACCTATTGCTAAATGGGCAGGCGTAACTGTTAATGACTTATTTGATAAAGATTTATCTGTCTTAGAAAGAAATCAAAACGAACATAATCCAGGTCCTGAGAATAATTTAATTTATGATACTGAGATCCATTTATACGAAGATGGTGACCCTGTTCCTGATGGTTATGTAGCTATTGATTTCTATAGTGAAATTAAGGTTAGTGCAGGAAGTGGTTACTTGAACATTGAACATCAAAGCCCTCATAAGTTCTTATTTCCAATTAATGAAATAAGAAGATATGACGTTAAACCTGATTGTGCGAAGGTACTAGTTGTAGATGGTGAAAGCATGATCCCGGATTTATATCCAGGGCAACGAATCTCAATTGATACATCTGCTAAAAGAATCTTTGATGGTGAAATTTATGCCTTTTTGAAAGGTGATGAATTAAAAATCAAGATGTTATTTGAATGGAATGAACAAGGTAAAGGTGGCTTCAAGGCAGTATCTCGTAATACAGACAAAGTTAAATATCCTGATGAATATTATTCACCAGCTCGCATTGAAGCAGAAAATGTACAAATCATTGGTCAATACTGGTGGAAATCTGAAGGTCGCAAGGTGAGACGTTAAGTTATGAAAAACAATAAAGAAAATACGGCAGACTTAATTGGTAGACAAGCTTTTCTAAAAACATTTGTCGAAGAGGTAGTAAGATCATCACCAGATATGGCTGCATCTATTCTAATGAATATAAAAGAACTCACTAATGAGCATCATCCCCTTGTAACACAAGCATTTACAATGGATCATTTTGAAAATCATGATATGGCTGGCAACGTTATAAAGAATGCTCTACATGGTTTCGACATGGAATTAGCAAGAATGCTTAAGCTAACAGTTGAAAATTTAAAGATTTAGTCTATTAAATTAGTAAATTAACTTTTTAAATTAATAGCTTAGCATCCAATTCAAAAAACCGCTCTAGAAGCGGTTTTTTTATATCCAAAATTTAATAAGTAAAAAATAATGCACATTTGCATAATGCAGTATTGCATTACGTTATGCACTTATGCATAATAATTTCACCAACACATCTAATGGTGAATTAAAAGATGACTAATTTACGTCCTACTGATTGCGAAGAATTCATAAATGACATAGATGGCGGCGCTTTTGCAGAACAACTTAGTTATGCAGTTAGTAAAGTTGCCAGTGCAGCAATGGAAACTCAAAAAGTAGGAGTAATTACAGTTCAACTTAAGTTCTCGAAATCTAAAGGTGCTGGTCACAACAACATTACTGTAGAACATAAATTAATTTCGAATGCTCCACTTCCTAAAGGGAAATGTGTAGAAGAGCATAGAGATAAAACACCTATGTATGTAAATACAGGTGGTGATGTATCTCTTTTTGCGAAACATACAGAACAACTTTTTGAAGTAAAAGCATAGAAATGAAAAAAGCCCAGAAAACTTTGGTCGGCTATCGGGGCTTTTTCCTACCAATACTGAAAGTATTAAGGCAAATTATTATGAATCAGAAATATATAGGCAGTCAATCTGCCCCATCTACCCCTATTTGTTTTGTACCAGAACTTAGCGGGAATAAAACAAATAAACCAGCTACTTCTAAACTTTATCAGCATCCATCAGCAGAGGATCTAAAGTTTAAAAAAGATAGTAAATGGCCGTATGTTTTATGCTTCCTTATATTTAGTGTATTAGCTATTGCTTTCCTTTATGCGTGTGATGCAGAGGCTCAAGTGCGTGAGCAGAAGACGCAACATTGGCAACAGCAATTTAACACAGATGAACCTATTGAAGTTCAAGTACGTGTTGTTAAATCAGGTGGTGCCGAATGAACACTAACTTCCTTCGTGGTTCTAGACGTTATAACAATAGTCCAAATGGTACGACCAACAATAAATCTTTCCGTGAGTTTAAGGGGAAAGATGAAGAGCGTGGTTTATACAAAGTTCGCTTAGGCCATACTGTTTATGCAGCAAATCACACTTTAACTCGTGTTTATACAATTGATGAAGCTGGTGAATTAACTCCTGTCACTCAATATACGTTGGATACAAATGAGTGGATTCTACGTAATTTACAAACCGAAATTAAATATCGTAGAGGTCATGAGTTAAATCAAATCCTTAGTAAAACGCACATCCCCTCACCAGATCGTAAAGATTATAAAAAACGTCGCGGTTTTCTTGGTACACGTTAGTTGGGGACATGTATGTTAGTTATTAAATCTTTTTATGTGATTTATGGGACATGTCCTAGATGTACTAATGACAAATGTACTTTAGGAGTTAGTCATTCTGGCCCAGGTGCTCAATGGGAATGTCACAACTGCGGTTTGTGCTGGCCTAATCGTTAAAAGGTGCATGAACAATGAAAGCAATAATTTTAGATACGGAAACCAACAAATTAAATGGTTATCCAATCGAAATTGCTTATACGCCATTTAGTTTCGAAAACGGTCAAATACAGATTCACAAAGATTATGCATTTAGCCGTTATTTCTCTTGCCCGGAACCAATTGATTTAGAAGCAATGGCTGTACACAACATTATTGAAGCGGATATTGAAGGTCAACCAAGCTGTGAAGCGTTCCGGTTACCTGAAGGTGTAGAATTCATTGTCGGCCACAATATTGATTACGACATTAAAGCTCTAAATAAATGTGGACCAGCAATTAAGGCAAAAACAATTTGTACTTTAGCTTTAGCAAGGGATGTATGGCCTGATTTGCCAAGTCATAAATTAGCTGTTCTGTACTATTTCGTAATGAGTAACCGTGAAGAAGCACGTAAGCATTTAAGACATGCACATTCAGCACGGGCGGATGTTTATTTTACTGGGATTATCCTAATAGCTCTAATTGAACGACTGGGAATTAAAGATTTGAACTCCTTATTTCTCATGTCTGAAGCTGTACGTTTACCCAAAATAATGACATGGGGTAAACACAAAGGAACGCCTCTTAAAGAATTACCGCGCCCATATATCTCATGGCTCCTGAATAAAGAAGACCTTGACCCACATTTGCGTAAAGCGCTTCAAAATATTTAAAGGTTAGCAACTATGAAACCTACTCTATTTACGCCTGAAACATGGGCGGAGTTTACCCAACAACTCAAAAATTCTTGGGAAAAAGATAACGCTGGTACTGATTCACCAATTTTTGTTGTTCAAGAAAAAAAGATTGTTTGGGGTTTAGATCCGGCTAGTGATTCTGTAGAAATCACTAATATTGTAGATGCCGATGATGAATCAACATATAAATCAATTGATGATTTTTTTGAATCTCTTAAAGCTACAGATAAGCATGCTTTAAATGGTTTAGCAATTGAAGAGGAAGATGAACTTTTCCTCGATGTAAAAGCTTCTACTCAAATAAACATTTTATCTGATTGGAATGAACGCAATATTCATATCTGCCATGGTAAATATTTTTGGGAAGATGTTAATTGCCATCTAACTCGTTCAGCTGCAGATGCATTTATTAAACGTAAATCGCATGATTTCGGTGAGTTGCGGGTATTTGTTAAGTCACTTTATTGGTGTGAGGAGTTTAAGAATTTACTTAACGCTATTATTAGCGGTGAAGTAGGTTTGACAAGTATAGATGACGACAACAACCTAAACGTTTTGGGACCAATTGAACCCAAAGCAGATAAAGAAATTAACTCAACTCAAGCAAAAAAATCTGCGAAGAAGGCCAATAACAAAGAGGAAAATTGGACTCGTTACCATAATGACAAACCTGTTGAGTCTCCGTTAGCTGGCCTTATTGAAAAACTAAAGAAAACTAAAACTGCAGATGCAGCTAATAGTCTCATTGAGGAGACTAAAGACTGGGCTTCTGAAGATCAAAAATCTTTTTTAACTGAGTTAAATAAACACTTAGTCATCATTGCTGGTCAATCAAAAGAAAATATTTCAATTTCTGAACGAATCAAACGAGCTACAGACCTAACTACATTGGATGCGATTGAAATTGATATTTCAGAAGCAGATGAACGTATTCAAGAACCCCTAATGGAGCTGGTTATAAAAAGAAGAAAAGAACTAGAAGTTGAAAATAACTTCTTATTGGAGTCACCACAATGATCCAAATATACAACAGCAAAACCAGAACTTTCACTGTAGTTGGTAAAAACAGAACTCATGTGTTCTCAAATGTTTCGCTTCATGAAACAGATGCCCTGCTCTACAAGGCAAAACTTAAAGATTCCATTTGGAGATTTTAAATGATGAGAAACATCCCTGATTCTTTGTCGTTTCCTTTCACTGTTTGGATGTGTGAAAACGGGTATTACCCATCTCATAAAAATGGATTCATTGTTTTAAAGCGTGGCAAAGAAGTCGCAAAGATATCAATGAATGAAACAAAAGATGGTTATCCAATGAATGATATTTGCCAAAAGAAATTTGCCTCGTTCTGCAGAGCATGGATGAACAGAGATAAACACTTTATTGAGCAATTACGTTTGCGTGGTTTAGCAAGATTAAATCAAAAAAGTTATCAGATGGTGGCAGCATGACAGATTTGAATAAGGAACGAGAAGTTAATTTACGCTTTGAACAAGATGATGGTTTTGTTTGGGCGTTCGATGGTGATAGTCAATTTGGCACCGAAATCAGTCATTTAATGATGATGCATGCAGATGAATATAACGAAGATGAATTACGTGTTATTTGTAACCATGCGGCTTGTGAAATTGACAGGCTTAGAGCAGAGCTAGAAAAAGCCAAAGCTCAGGCGGTGCCAGAGGGTTTCAAAATTGTACCAATTGAACTTAGTGAAGAAATAGCGGAAAGACTAGCGCTTGAGAGAGTTCAGAAACCAAGACCAGAGAACGACCCTGTTTGGGTTGAAATTGCGGAACGTGCTTATAAAAGCAATCTGTTAGCTAAGAAGTGGGAATTAGTTCGAGAATATAAAATTTTGACTGAAGCAAGCGAATCGGGAGCTGAGGGATGAGTGATTACAATATGGATTTGAGTGTAATGGGCTTTGCTAGTTTCACTATAACTACAGCTTGTAGTGAAGAGCATGCAAAAGAATTAGCTATTCAATACTTACAACAAGACTATCCAGATTTAACGGCCGTTGTTGTTAATGCTGAAGAAGTTAAAGCGGAAAGTAAGGAGATTTAAATGTCTTGGTATTCATTAAGACAACTGGCTAAAGAACTCGGTATGGCTCCAAATACTTTTAAAAAATATTATTTGGAGAAATTCCCGCCTGATCGAGAATCCAAAACTTATAAGGGTTGGACCTCTCAATCAGTAGCAAAGATTAAAGTCGAGATACAAGGCGCTAAATAAGCGCCTTTAATCTTCACATTTGAATTTTTCATATTTCATTATATCTTTCGTATGTATTGCAGCACCGTATGCACCCCTAAATAGGTGACATGCATTAAAATTATGAGCATTGCAATATCTATATAATTTATTTAAGTGTTTATAACTTAGATTAATTTTAAGCAACCTATGATCACATTTATAAATTTCTAATATTTTATTTAAAGATAAAGGCTCTAGCTGCTGCCCATCATCACTGATCATAGAGATAAGAATTTTCGAATTTAACTCTGTGTAAGTTAAAACACCTTGCTGATGTGAAATGTGTTGATTTATTCCTTTTGGTAAATCTAAAACTTTTAAAGCTAAACTTAATTCAATTGGTAGTTTTTCATAGTTTAACACCCATATACTTATCTTTTTATTTGAGTCATAATTTTGATCTAAAGCATATGAGTTGGCAAAATAACAAGCTACAAATGGGTTTTTTGACCAATCCAGTAATCTAGTAGAAACGCCATAATGTTGAGCAAATGCAGCAAGTTCAAAATAATCTTGATTGAACCAATCGTTTTTTATTTGATTAATATTCACTTTCCCAAAAAATTTGTCATAACTTGTTAATTGTTTTTGACGTAATTCATTGCCATCTGCTGGTAGATAAACACCAGCCAGATCACATGATTCTTGAAAATCTTTAAGTAATTTATGCTCTCTTTGCTGCTCTGACATAAAGTTTATGAATTGATATTTGCCACCATTATCTCTGGATAAGGTAGGTTTTAAATCCCACTGATTATCACCCTGCCCCCTAAAAATAATTTTTGTATCGGGAATAAATGATGTGGTAACTTTCAATCCATTTAATAATTTAGAATTAGATTGAAGCTCTTTTTCCTCATATTTCAATCTTAAATTAGTCATTAAAAAATTAATTTCTTTATTATCAGGTCTTAATAACTTAATAAAATCATCAAAATTATCAATTTCTAACTCATAAAATCCAGCTTTGTTTTCTAATTGATCAAAGTATTTATTATGCATTTTGATTTATCCACCTTTCCACTTCATTTGCATACCAAGTCATAAGCTCTACACGCTCATCCCAATATTCAGCACGGTTATAAATTTTACTTGTCTTATCAGCTTTGGTTGATTTATTCACGTGCGCAATTTGATAATCAATCACCTCACCACGGAACAATTTGCTTTCATTAGCATGGGTCGAAAACAATGAACGAAAACCATGTGTAACCATTTTATCTGTGTAGCCCATTCTTTTTATCATTGTGAGAACCGACTCAGATGTCATGTGCTCATAAGGTTTTCCACGTTTTTTAAATATGTACCCATCATCTGTTTTGACGCTTTCGAGTTCCTTAAACAAAGCATAGATTTGCGGTACCAGTGGGACCATTAATTCTTTTCTTTTTTTCATTCGCTCTGCAGGAATTATCCAGACTTTGTTTTCAAAATCTATCTCTCCAGTATCCCACCTAGCTTTTAACAATTCTGTTATTCGGGTTCCGGTATAACAAACTAAAAGCATGGCCATTTTTACTATTGAGCTAGAATGACTCGCTTTCATGCGTTTAAAGAATTCTGGCATTTCACTCACAGGTAAACAAGGATGGCTGTCAGATTCATATTCAGGTATTACATCCTCTACTAATGTACATGGATTACGATCTGTATAATCTGAGGCAATTGCAAAATCAAATACTTGCTTTCCAAGTCTTAATGCTCGGCTTGCTGTTTCTAAAGTACCCTTTGCAACAATTTCTTTAATTTTCTTCGAGATGTGCTTTCTTTCAACTTCATTAATTGGAAGATTTTTAAAATCCTCGGTTAGATATGCAAGTCGATATTCGACTGTGTCATAGTATTTTTTGCTGGTCCATTGTGATTTCATGATACTCAACCATTCCTCAACCACCTTATGGACTGGTGGAGAATTGGCGACCTTGCCCTGATATTCTAATTTTAATTGTCTTGCTAGTTGGCGTGCTTCTTTACATCCCATAATAGGATATTCACCCAACATCTTTTGATTTTGCTTTCCATTTTGGCGATAAGACAAAACCCATTTCTTTTTTCCATTAGGAAAAACGGAAATGTTTAATCCTTCCCCATCTGCTACTGAATATCTAGATTCTTTAGGTTTTAATGACTTTACTTGGGCATCCGATAGCAT